CAACAAGAGGGTCTGGGATTTTGTCCGTAAACATTACGGCGAGTACAGCGAAGTACCTACTGCTGTAACAGTTAAAGATCACTATCCAAATTACAAAGTCTTAGATGTACAAGACAACATCGAGTATCTGCTTGACACCATGGTCGACTTCCGTCGTCGACTTCTTACTCGTCAAGGCCTTGAGAATGCAATCGAACAACTGCAAGACAATGATCACGATGCTGCGCTTCTTGCTATGGAAGCAACGATCACCAAGGTTAATGAGCAAGGTGTTCTTGGAACTCATGAGATCGACCTTACAAAGAACACAGAGGATCGCTACAAGGAGTACCAGTCTCTACAGAACTCAACCTTCTTAGGTATCCCTACAGGCTTTGCAAAGATTGATGAAGCAACTGCAGGACTGCAGTCTGGTCAGTTAATTACGATCATCGCTCCACCTAAGACTGGTAAGTCACAGATCGCATTACAGATGGCGATCAATGTGCACAGAGGTGGAAAGATTCCTATGTTCCAGTCTTTTGAAATGAACAACCACGAACAGCAACAACGTCATGATGCGATGCGTTCCCACATCTCACACGGACGTCTGCGTCGTGGAAAGTTATTGCCAGCAGAAGAGGCTCGCTACATCGACACGCTCAACGAGATGGAGAAGGAGCACTCCTTCCACTTGGTAGATGCTGTTAATGGAATTACAGTCTCATCACTTGCTGCAAAGATTGAGCAGACAAAACCAGACATCGTATTTGTAGATGGTGTGTACCTGATGCTTGATGAGGTAAGTGGTGAGATGAATACACCACAAGCAATTACTAACATCACTCGTGGTCTTAAGCGATTAGCGCAAAGAATTCAGAAGCCAGTAATCATTACCACACAGACTCTTCTATGGAAGATGCGTGCTGGAAAAGTAACTGCTGACTCAATCGGTTACTCATCATCATTCTTCCAGGACTCAGATGTAATCCTTGGCCTAGAGCCAGTAGAAGAAGATGAAGAGATTCGTTTACTCAAGATTGTTGCATCCCGTAACTGTGGGCCTAGTGAGACAGCGTTGACATGGCGCTGGGAGACTGGCTGCTTCCATGATGAAGATGAGATGCTGAAGTGTCAGTACTGTTCGAACTGGAACCGCATGTGATTGACGTAGAGCGTGTTCTCCTTTCCTTAGACCTTCCGCTGTATGCACAGCGAGGTATCGAGGTTAATGGCTTGTGTCCGATGCACAAGAAGCGCACAGGTAAAGAAGACCACAACCCATCTTGGTGGATCAACTCCGAGACTGGCGCACACATCTGTTTCTCTTGTGGGTACAAAGGAAATGTTTACACACTCGTTGCGGACATCAAGGGCATCGATTACCACGAGGCTCGTGAGTATGTAAACGACAAAGAAGACATGCCGATTGATGCATTGATGAAACGCATTAAGGAATTGCCAGAGTACATTCAAGCCGAAGCACATCCGATTGGTATGTCAGAGGCTCGGTTGGCTGTGTACACAACCCCACCAGCGATTGAGTTAAAGAAAAGATTCCTAACACAAGAAGCAGTAGAGACTTGCGGAGTGTTGTGGGATGAGAAGAACACTGCATGGATACTTCCTATCAGAGACCCCGATGACTTTTCATTATGGGGTTGGCAAGAGAAGGGTGCTCGTGGTCGTTTCTTTCGCAATCAACCTCAAGGAGTTAAGAAGTCAAAGACAGTTTTCAATGTGCAGATACTGAAAGAAGATGCGCCGTTAATTGTTGTTGAGTCCCCACTCGATGCGGTCAGACTAGTCGGACTTGGTTACAGTGCGATCTCTACATACGGTGCGATGCCTAGTGTGGATCAAGTAAAGATTATGCGACGTGCACCTAAGGTGATCGCTGCATTTGACAACGATGGTGCTGGACAGAAGGCATCAGAAGAGATGCGTGGTCATGCTCGCAAGTACGGCATTGAACTCTCATACTTCAACTACACAGGTATTGATGTGAAGGATGTTGGCGATATGATTGAGAGCGACATTCACAAGAGTATCGATACAGCACGAGACATGATCTATGGCAAGGCGGCATACCTATGATGGACTTACGAGATAAAGATCGCCCCTTACACGTGTGTATATGTGGATCAACTTTGTGGAACGTAAAGTGCATGTTTGAGGACGGTGAAATTTCCCTGTATATGCTAGATATGGAATGTGCTCTGTGTGAAAGCAAAGCCACAGCACCTACCCCGATAGACTAATGACATTTACAGGAACCCTTAAGCCCTACCAGGTAGAGGCTGTAGAACGCATGGTAGAGCGCAAGAAGATGCTTGTAGCCTATGAGATGGGTCTGGGTAAGACCTGCATGACTATCGCCTCTGTAGAGGGTTTAAAAGACAACGGTGTAATTACAAAGCCAGTATTAGTTATTGCCCTATCTAGCCTCAAGTACCAATGGCAGAAGGAGATCCAGAAGTTCTCTGACTCCACGACAACCGTGGTAGATGGCTCTAAAGCAGTTCGTACAAAACGCTGGGAAGAATGTACAGATTATGTCATCTGTAACTACGAGACTGTGGTGGGTGACTGGGATCTGATCAAGGACAAAGATTGGGGAGCCATAGTCTGTGATGAGGCCACAGCAATCAAGGGCTTTAAGTCAAAGCGTTCTAAGGCTGTCAAGAAGTTAGCAAGTAGCGTACCGATTAGATTTGCATTGACTGGAACACCTATTGAGAACGGCAGACCAGAAGAGGTGTACAGCATCATGCAGTTTGTAGACCCAACACTGCTTGGTCGCTTTGACTTATTTGATCAGACGTTTATTGTTCGCAATCACTTTGGTGGAGTGCAGCGGTATCGCAACCTACCGTTGTTCCACGAGAAGATGAAGAGTTCCTCCGTTCGAAAGGTTCAGACAGATGCAGACGTTGCTCCATATCTTCCAGACACTATTCATCGTGACCCTATGTTTATCTCCTTTGATAAGAAGACTTCTTCGCTCTATAACTTCATAGCAGATGAACTAAGTAACGAACTCTTTGAAGCACAGCAGTTGCTTGGTGCTAACTTCTCACTGCTTGCTCACTACGGACATGACAGCAAACCAGGAAGTCCAGCAGATCAGTTGCGAGGATCGATCATGTCTAAGATCACCGCTCTTCGTATGCTGTGTGATGACCCAAACCTATTACATAAGAGCGCAGACAAATTTGATGAGCATCTTGGAGAAGGCAGTGCTTATGTCAACAGCCTCAAGACAAGAGACTTATTAGAAGGAGTTACAAAGACTCCCAAGTTAGATGCTCTTAAGGCTTATGTAAAGGATCACCTAGATACTGATCCAGAGGCAAAGGTAGTTATCTTTACATCGTGGGTAGGGATGTTAGAGAGTATCCAAGAAGCAGTAGGTGGAACTTTGTACACGGGATACATGAACGCTAAAGAGAAAGAAGCAAGCAAGACAAAGTTTCTTACTGACCCAGAGTGTCGAGTCTTTATTTCATCAGATGCTGGTGGGTATGGTGTAGATCTACCTATCGCTAATCTACTGGTCAACTACGATTTGCCCTGGAGTGCAGGACTTGCCGTCCAACGCAATGGACGCATCAAGAGAGCCTCTAGCCGTTGGCCTAGTATCACTATTCAAGACATGTTGATTGCCGATTCGATAGAAGAACGTCAGCATGATATGCTCCAGCAGAAGAACGCTGTAGCAGATGCGGTTATCGATGGGCAGGGCATTAACGCTAAGGGCGGCGTCGATTTAACTGTTGGAAGTCTGATAGGGTTCTTACAGAAAGCAAGACCATAGGGGGAAACATGGCAAGAGTAAAAGCAACAGAATCACGAGAAGAAGATCCGTTGATTAAAGATGCGAGAGAGTATTCTTTCTTAAAGCAACAGATTGATTTCCTTGAAAAACAACAGAAGGAAGTTCGTGAGCGGTTGTTTGCTCAATTAGATGAACTTGGCGAACTTGATGACAAAGGTAATATCATTATCGAATTACCTGAAGAGGTAAATGGATTTGGTGCTGTTGTAAAGCAGCGCCGTGTATCACGCAAGATTGATGAACTTGTTGCAGATGAAATCATTACTGAAAAAGGAATGGAAGATCAACTGTACAAAACAATTCGTGTTGTAGATGAAGATGCATTAATGGCTGCTCTCTACAACGACGAACTAACAGAGGCAGAAATTGATTTAATGTACCCACAGAAAGTTGTGTGGGCGTTAGTGATGAATAAGAGATAATGATGAGTACATATACTTTTGAGTGTGGTGGTTGTGATGGAAACACAACTATGGTTATTACAACTCCTTTAGATTTAAAAAACATGGAGAAACGTCCTACATGTCCATGTGGTTCTAGTATTCCAATGGTTTTAGTAGAGGGATAACATGGCAGGCTTACGTGGACAAGATGAGATCGAGGCAGCATTTGCTGACCTTGAGTACATCCCTGGTTCAAAGAAAAAGCGCCGTGATTTAGATCCAAAAGTTTCTCGTCGTAAAAGCGGTGAGAGTAATGGGTGGGATGCAAATCCTGTCATTAAAACATTAGGTGGAGTAGAGACAGAGGTCTTCACAATCGGTGCACTAGCACTTGCATTGGAGAAAACGATTGTCACTATTCGCTTATGGGAACGCAAGGGATACATCCCTCGTGCTCCGTATCGTCTACGGTCTAAGACACTCAAAGGTGAGAAGACTGGCGGTAACCGAGTTTACACTCGTGCACTGATAGAATCCTCAATAGAGGAATTCAACCGTAGAGGATTACTCGGTTCTGCTCGTGTAGAGTGGAGCCAACACGAAGACTTGACAGAGGCTTTAGTAAAGCGCTGGAAAGAAATCACATCCACCGAGAGCCGTTAGGCCTCATTACCAGAAAGAAACAAATGCCAATTACAAAACCACAGGTAGATGCAGATGCATACCTCGACGAGGATAGCGAAACTGCAACTCCAAAAGTAGGAACAACTGTTCAACAAGGATGGGATGCAATCGATGCTCTCGTCACAAAAGCAGATGGAGACTTTCCAACTGACTTCCGATTCTCCGAAGAACCACAACTTGTAAAGTTCCTCGAAGATCGTCCATTTGCTTCATACGAACAACACTGGATCGAACGCCCTAAGGGTAAGAAGTCCTTTGTTTGCTTGGGCGACAACTGCCCACTATGCGATGTACTAGGTGATAAGCCTCGTGGAAAGTTCGCATTCAATGTTCTTGTTCTCAGTGGTGAGACACAAGGCGTACAAATTCTTACAGCACCACCATCACTTGCTCGCCAGATTAAGAAGGCGCATGATGATGAGCGCAAGGGACCTCTTGACAAAGAGTTCTGGGAAATTTCTCGACTAGGTATGGGCCCAACTACGCAGTACACCCTCAACTTCGTTCGTGGCCGTGATCTAGCAGAGGAATGGAAGTTAAGCAGTGACGCTGTTAATGAACTTGTAGCAGCCGCTGTTCCGTTCACAGCAGAAGTAATTAGGGAGACCCCTCGCTCCGAAATGCTTGAGGTTGCTCGCTCTGTAGCGTAACTGTACTTCCAAGAGAAGGGGCCTGTTTACTTCCGTTTCCAGGCCTCTTCTCACTAAACGATTGAGGGATCATGAATATCATTACAACCAAAGAACAATTAAAAGAACTTGTTGAGTTTTACTCCAAGGTAGATGCATTTGCATTTGATTGCGAAACAGTTGGAGAGAATAGAATACAACCTGTAGTCAACGATGTTATGTGGATTTCATTAGCGACAGAAGGTCGCACTGATGTTATACCGATGGGTCACCCTAATGGTGAATTCCTTCGATGGGATAAAGAGTTACTACTTAGTGGTCAACGCAAACTTGCTGCAGGTAAAGAGTTAAAAGATGCGGACTACTCAAAGAACGAAGCCAAGTGGACTCCAGTATTTGATGCACCACCAGCACAGTTACTTCCTGGAGATGTGTTCAAAGCATTAAAGCCTTTGTTCTTCAGTGATAAATTAAAGATTGGTCACAACGTAAAGTTTGACCTTAAGTCAATCGCTAAGTACTACCGTGGAGAAGTTCCTAAGAAGCCTTTCTTTGACACGATGATGGCTTCATTCATCATCGATAACCGTAACAAGAACATGCTAGGACTTGCTGCCTGTGCAGAACGAACACTAAAGATTAAAGTTGAAAAAGGTATTGGAGCAATGGTGGAGGTTCACTCCTTCAGCGATGTTGCTTACTACTCAGGCTTTGACTCAGAGGTAACTTGGAAGTTGTACAAGGCTTTAGAGCCAAAGTTAGAAGGAAGTCTTAAGCGTGTGTGGGCATTGGAGATGGATGTTGTTGCAGCCCTATGCGACATGGAACTTGCTGGAGCAAACATTGATGTAGAAGAACTTACTCTGTTGAAGGCACGACTTGAGAAAGACATTGATCTTGCACGAGCAAAGGCTTGGAAGTTAACTGGCAAACCATTCTCTATGAACTCTGTTAAAGAGAAACAAGAGTTATTGTTCTCACCTAAAGAAGAGGGTGGTCGAGGTATTCGTCCTAACCTTCGTATCCGTATTGCTCTGACTACAAAAGGCCAAGAGGTTGCTGCTAGTAACCCAGAGGCATTAAACATTCGGCACTACTCAGTGTCTTCTGATGCGTTGGAGTTTTACCGCAAGAAAGATGAACTTGTAGATGCAATCTTGGAGTACCAAGACCTCAACAAATTAATGACAACCTATGTGATGCCCTACCTTGGCGGAGAAATTACTCGCACAACAATGGGCAAGGAAAAGATTGTCGATAAGAAGAGCCTGATGATTAACGGCAAAGTACATACAAACTTCAAAGCCCATGGAGCAGAGACAGGTCGTTTCTCCAGTAGTGACCCTAACTTACAGAACATACCTAGTAGTGGGGAGTATGGAAAATTAATTCGTAACCTATTTGTTGCTCCACCAGGTCATAAGTTAGTAGTAGCAGATTATTCTCAGATTGAACCACGCATTATTGCTGCTTTTTCTGGTGATCCTATTCTTATGAAAAACTATCTTGATGGAGGAGACATCTACACCACCATTGGTAACACTATGGGTGTAGACCGTAAAGCAGGTAAGGTCTTGGTACTTGCAATTTCTTACGGTGTTGGACCAGAAAAAATTGCACAAAGTATTGGCTGTTCTGTAACTGATGCTAAAGATTTGCTTGCTCGTTTTGAGGCCCAGTTCAGTGACATCGCTAAATACAAAGCAAAGGTAATACGACAGGCAACTGGCAGAGCCCCTATACCATATGTAGAAACCATCTTTGGCCGTCGTCGTTATATCCCAGAGTTAAAGAGTCAAGACAGAGGGTTAAAATCACGAGCAGATCGTCAGGCATTTAATACAGTAATTCAAGGATCTGCGGCAGATTTAATGAAATTAGCGATTGTTAGAGCACATTCTTGTTTTACTGATGAACCAGATGTGAATGTCGTTTTGACTATCCATGATGAATTAGTTACCGTTGCTCGTGAAGATCTAGCAGAAGAGACAGCCGAAGCAATTCGGGAATCTATGGAAGGTATTCACCTACCAGAGATTACAGTTCCTCTTATTGCAGAAGCAAAGATCGTAGACAAATGGGGAGATGGAAAAGACTAATGAGTAATGCAGACTGGTGGTCTAGGCAGTTAGGTGCACAACCACAAGCACCACAGCAACAAGTTCCTGTAGCAGCACCTCGTCAAGTAAATAATCCCATGCCACCCTCGCAACAACCGATGGCTCAATTCCAACCTGTGCAACCACAGCAACCTGCATCACGAGCACAGAGTGCATCACAGACTGCATCGTGCCCAGAGTGTGGTGGAACAAACTACATGTCAGTTCAAAACGCTGCACCTCGTTGCTATGACTGTGGTTATCCGATTAGTCAATCAGGAAGTCGTTATGGAGCGTTGACTGGTGCAAAGGTTGAAGGTAGTGCCAAGAGTGCTATCGGTAATGATGTTCAAAGTAATTGGAACCCACAAGGAATTATCGGGAGAGTAGACTAAATGAATGATGAAGCCCGCAAGATTGTTGCAACCCTTAACAAGAAGTTTGGCAACAATGTGGTGGTTATTGCGTCTGACATTCGGTCTGACCTTATTCCTCGTATTACAAGTGGTTCTACTACCCTCGACTATGTTCTTGGCGGTGGCTTCCCTGGTAATCAATGGAACGAACTCATTGGTGAACCGTCTCATGGTAAGACGGCAGTTGCGCTCAAAACAATCGCAGCAAACCAAGCGCTAAAAGAAGACCACACAACAGTCTGGGTTGCTGCAGAGCAATGGGTTCCAGAATACGCAGAGATGTGCGGAGTGGACACCAGCAAAGTAATTGTTATTGAAACAAACATTATGGAAGAGGCTTACCAAGCCGTTATAGAGTTCGCAGAATCAAAGTCAGTGGATGCTATTGTCATTGACTCCCTTCCTGCCCTTTCACCTGCCCCCGAAATGGAGAAAGACATGAATGAGATGACTGTTGGAAGGGGAGCACTCCTAACCAATAAGTTCTTTCGTGTAGTTGGTTCTGCAATCAAGCGCAGTCTGGTTGAAGATGAACGTCCAGTGCTCGGTCTCATTATCAACCAGTACCGCATGAAGATTGGTGTAATGCATGGAGATCCTCGCACCACTCCTGGTGGAGAAGGAAAGAACTATGCATTCTTTACTCGTTGCGAGATTCGCAGAGATGAGTGGATTGAGGTTGGACCTAGCGGTAACAAGAACCGTGTTGGTCAACGCATCAAAGTTCGCACACTAAAGAACAAGACTGCACCCCCACAGCGTGTTGCATACTTCGACTTCTACTTTGCAGAAGGCGGAGATTGTGCAGCAGGTGAGTATGACTTTGCAAAAGAAGTTGCATCACTTGCAGTAGTCAAGGAGATCATTCAACGTAAGGGCGGATGGTATTACTTTGGCGAAAGAAAATGGCAAGGTATTGATCCAGTAATTGCAAGTATTCGTGAAGAAGTTGATTTAAAAGAACAGATTCAAAAGTTAGTATTTGAAACATCGGATCTACCAATGGCGGAGGACAGTGATGACTAAAAAATTTGTAGTAAATGACGAAGAGTGGGCACAGGTAGTAGAGAAGGGCGTGGAAGATTACACTGACATGCTCTTTGAAGCAGTCTGGGATGGTACTGAGGATGTAATTCCTGAGACTCTTTCAGGAGAACCATTCTGTGGTTGCAGCACTTGTTTTTGGAGAGAGGCATTGTTTTTCCTTGTACCACGATTGATTGAGGGTTACGAGGAAGGCAAAATAGAACTTGAAGACTGAAGGTCAGAAGCAATCCCAGAAGCATGAAAAGAGACTCGCTAAGAAAGTTGGTGGGTCTACTAACGCTGCCTCTGGAGCCTTCTGGTCTCGTAAGGGTGATGTACGTTCAACCGATCTATTGATTGAACACAAGTGGACAGGTAAGAAAACTAAAACCATTAAATCAGACGAACTAAAGAAGATAACTACCGAAGCAATTCTTGATGGACGAATGCCAGTGTTTGGTCTTCATCTTGATGGGGTTAACTACGTGATACTTCTTGAAGACGACTTTCTAGAGATGAGAGAGAACCTAGACAACCATGGAAGACTTTGATGAGCCAGAATACTCATGGCGATACAAAGCACGATGCTCAGGCCAAGACACGGATATCTTCTACCCACCTCGTGACAAAGAACAGTATAAAGAAATTGCTAGTAGGGCAAAGACATTCTGTTTTGGTGAAACAGGAAAGAACCCTTGTCCAGTACGAGCAGAGTGTCTATGGGATGCCGTCAGACGAGACGAACCTCATGGAATTTGGGGAGGACTCAGCCACCGAGAAAGAAACGCCCTCATGCGAAAGTGGCAAAAACTAAAGAAAACTAAGAAGACACAACACACCCTAGAAGAGTTTATTTTCAGCATAGACAAGGACTACTAATGCCTTCCAAGACAGACTTCCAGAAGTATCTAGATACTAAGAAAATAGACAGCCGTCTTACTGGTCACATTGAACGTCACCTTATGAAGAAGGCACCAGGAGATCGAAGCACAACAGTGCTTCACCCTTCTGAAATGATTAAGGCTGACTTCTGTCATCGTTATTCTTACTACCTACTTACTGGTGGAAAGAAGATGGAGAAGAACCCAGGACTTACATTGCAGAACATTTTTGATGAAGGTCACTTTATCCATGAGAAGTGGCAGAACCGCATCTATGAGATGGGCAACCTGTGGGGAGACTTTAAGTGTATTAACTGCAAGAAGATTACCTCTGGTCTATCACCTGCAGAGTGCGAGCATTGCAAGTGCACCACATTGCGCTATGACGAAGTCAAGATGTTAGACCCAGAGTTACGCATTGCTGGTCATACAGATGGTTGGGTAAAGAACTTGGGTGATGACTTCTTGATTGAGATTAAGTCAATCGGTGAAGGCACACTCCGCTTTGAAGCACCTGACCTTCTCTACGATGCAGATGGTGATTTGAATAAAGCATGGAAGAATATTCGTCGCCCATTCAGAGGTCACCTCTTGCAGGGACAGATGTATTTGGAGTTAGCACGCCGTATGTTTGGCGATGCAGCACCAAAAGAGATCGTGTTCTTGTACGAGTTAAAATCAAACCAAGCGTACAAAGAGTTTACGATCAAGGCTGACTACGAAGTTGTAGATAGAATCTTCTTCAAAGCAGAGAAGATCATCAAGGCAGTTGAGGCTGGAGTAATGCCTCCATGTAACGTGAGTGAAGAGGGTTGCAAGCAGTGCAACCAGATTGAGGACTAATGCTAAACCTAGGAGATGGATCAAAGCAGGCTGTGGATAAGATGAAGGCACAGAATATCAACCTGTGGCCTGAGCAAGACAAGCAGCCACCTATGCCTAAAGACATCTCCCTGTTGGAGAGCGATGAACTTAGCGCTTTGTTTACACGCCTGACAGCGTGGTCTAACTTCGTAGCGGGACAGTTAGCCGCATCACAGGTAGATGAGAAGGTGCTGGAGAAGCGCAGAGACATGCTGGAAGCAAAGTTGCTGATTATGAAAGACACCAGTAAGGTTAAGGGTGAACGAGTGACCATGATGAAGGCTCAGGTGATGGCTGATCCAGACTTCATGGAGATTGAGGAACGCTATATGAATGCCTATGCGTACCGCAAGATGTTAGAGGTTGTGTATAACAACTTTGAACGTGATGTGGCGCTGGTATCCAGAGAGATCACTCGTCGAACCAATGACGTTAGAACGGGACGAAAGGATAAATTCGGAGTATGAAACGGTTAATAACATTACTTATCTCTGTAACGCTACTAGGAGTTGTTCCAGTACATGCAGAGCCAGCACCAGCAGTTGTAGTAATTGACAACGGAACTAACACATCACTATTCAAAGACAGCATTGTGTATGAGGTCTGTCTAGTATCAACACGAGTATGTCCTAACGGGAAGATGTCCATGGAAGGTACAGGGGCTGCAAACCTGCCACCTACAACAGACAAGAACTTTAACCATGGAACTCAGATGATCTCCTTGGTTTTACGATTCAACCCAAATGCAAAGATCATTCCTATTCGCATTGTAGGTATGACAGCAACTGGTACGCAGGCTCTTTACACCATGGACGATGTGCAGACAGCACTCAACTGGGTTGTTGCTAACCGAGTGAAGTACAACATTGCAGTTGTCAGCCTTGCACAAGGAGGGATCTTTGCAGGATGTAAAGTTCCAGCAGGAATGGCTACAAACATTGCAACACTTAAGGCAGCAAATGTGCCAGTGATAACAGCAGTAGGTAACAACAGCAGTCGCACAGATGTTTTTGCTCCTGCATGTTTACCTGACACTGTTTCGATTGGTGCTACAGATAACCCATGGCCAGGTTCACAACCTATTGAGTATGATCCAAAGGCTGCTCCTTACATTGCTCGCTATAGCAATGGTGCACAGGGACAGACAGACTTCTTCTTAAATGGCCGTTGGAATGCAAAGCAACTAGATGGAACAACTAAGTTCACAACTGGTACATCAGGAGCAACCGCAGCCATGGCTGGTTGGTGGTTACTGAATAGGAAAGAAACCTTTGACGCAACATTTAATGCATTGATGGCTACAACTGTTGATGCTAAGAACGAATTCCAGACAGGAAAATATGTCCGACTCCCATAAGAACATCTTGCAAGAAGCAGATGACTTAATCCATGGAGATCGTAATTACACTTACGACCATCCACTAGACAACTTCAACCGAATTAAAAAGGGTTGGGAAGTTATTTTCGGTATTGATATTACTGAAGAACAAGTAGGTCTAGCAATGGTGTGGGTAAAGATTGCACGAGAGGCGTACATGCACAAGAGAGATAACTTGACGGACGGGGCAGGTTATCTTGGAACCATTGAGATGGTTATAGATGAAAGAACCCTCCGTGCCAACAAAACTGTTTGATGGTGGATTAACAGATAAGCAAGTCCTCGTTGCGGTTGGTATTGACCAATCGTTAACGGGGTTTGCTTTGTCTGCAGTAAGCATTGCAGAACCAGAGAAGCACATCACATGGGTATACAAGTCTCCCTATTTTGGCATTGAAAGACTTGTAGATATTCGTCAGTGGTTGATCGACACACTTGACTATGTATCTGAAGATCATGGCATCGTAGACATTGCTATGGAAGGCTCAGTACTTGCTAGTCACGCAGCCTTAGTTCTTGGAGAGTTGGCCGCTGTGGTCAAGATGGCAATCTACGATTACTTTGGTGAAGATGAAAACTGTCGTTATCCACTAAAGGTTCCACCAATGACATTGAAGAAATACGCCTCAGGTAAAGGAAATGCCAAAAAACAAGAGATGTTGATGCAAATCTACAAGAGGTGGGGCATCGAGTTCAATGATGACAATGCAGCAGACGCCTACGCTCTAGGAAGGCTTGCTGGAAAAACTGCGATTGATGAAACTGAGCGGGCAGTAGCCAAACAAATAGAAGATCCTAAATACAGAGACCAAGCCAGACTTTAGCCGTACTATTTAGTCCAGGAGCGGCACACAACATCGAACCAAAGGACTAATAACTGTGACAGAACCAACTATCCCTATTTCTGCTGACGAACCGTTCCTACGTGTCAGCGCATCTTCAAACCCTCAGAGCGTTGCCTCAGCAATCGCTCACGCAATCTACGATAAGAAGGAAGTAAAACTTCGTGCCGTAGGCGCTGGAGCGGTTAATCAGGCAGTAAAGGCCATTGCTATCGCCAGAGGCTATGTAGCCCCTCGTGGCATGGATCTATCCTGTATTCCAGGGTTTACCACTATTGAATCCCGTGATGGTGAGATCTCTGCAATCGTATTTGCCATTACAGCCAACTAAAACAGGTTTACCCTTAGACATAGATTAAGGAGTCAACATGGCAACTTGGACATCAATGGGTCACGCAATGCGTCGTCGCATGGGCGCACCTACAAATCATCATGAAGCGGCAGGTAAGAGTATGAGCAAAGATTTAACTCCAGAGCAGATCACTGCATCAGGTGGACGAGCATACATGGGTAGTGCTGCAGGTGGATTCACTTCACCAAGCGCAACACCTGCTGTTGGAAAGTTAATGCCTAAGAAGAACACACAGGCTGGCGATCCAACAATCAACAACAAGGCAAATCGCCAGAATGTTGAGCGTCATGGTGCTCAGTACCGTATTACTGCAAAGATGCCTGCACCGATTAACATCGAAGCAGGATCAACAATGGCAAATGCAAAAGTCATTCCTTCAGTAATGGGTAAGCAGACACCTAACTTTAATAACGGCGTAGACAGCGCTTACTAATCATGAGTGACTCATTATCATCGAGTCAGTTCTCTCCAGTAACGCCAGACATAACTACACCTTTATCATTAAGTAAAGCGACAACTGGAAGTGCTGCACAGGCAACTGCATGGCGTAACCGTTCTTTAGGAGAAGGTCGTCCTCTAGCATTGTCCTCCAAAACACAAGGCACTACTTTTAGTTGGGATGATTCGTCCTCTCAACCTTCTGTTCCACAAGCAGACAAGGGAATGGGTCGCAACTAATGGCTAGACAGCGTCCTGTAATTCGTTCTGAAAAACTTACTCGACCTGCTGGGGTTCACCCTGCGTTGAGTGCAGTCGAATTTGCAGCACGCACAAATGCTAAACCAATAAGTGATCGTGGACTTACGATGAACGTCCGTACTGGGGTTACTACAGACGAACAACCAGCAACTGGTTATGCAGTTGGTGGAGAGCGTGATGTACAGGGTCGCCGTATTAACACTAAGAAAGTTAATACAGGAAGTAAAGACCCTAAACTTAGTGCAAACGATGTTTCTAAATTTTCAGAAAAAGTACGCATGGGAACTAAGGATAAGAATGTAAACATTGGCTCATGGGTAGATCCAAGCAAGCCAAAGAGTGGCGTTCAACTGGATGCTTCTCGTGTCTACACAAACAAAAAAGAAGCCACAAAGAAGATGGAAGAACGTAAGGAGGACGCTATGTATAACGTCCAGACTTACGAGAACGTTCCTAATCTTAAGAAAAAGCCAAAAGAAAAGAATCGATAATGGCTGGCGGATACAATAACTTTTCACCATCGCAGAACTGGCAATCGCTAGGTGGCGGTGGATTAAACGGCTATAACAATCAAGGTGGTGCAGGTACTCCTGTAGCACGTGACACTATGGATTCACTTCGTATTGGTGTCGGAAGAGTTCCATCTGCAGAATATCCTGACGGCTATTTAGGCACTATTCGCTCACGTCGTGATGACCGTTTGTTGGATAGCATCAAGAACCGTGTTAACCAGAAGTCATACCAGCGAGGTGTACACAAAGGTGAGCGTATTGAGCCATCTATGTACTACTGGCCTGAAGAGTTCACTCCTGACATGGGTCTAGCCCGTCAGATGAAAGCAACTCTAGTTAACCGTGATGGTGCAGTGTCATACATGATGCCACGCAGTGCACCACAGACTCACCTTACTCCTGCTCCTCACCTCGTCAATGATGGTAAAGCCAACACACAGGCTAATGAGCCAGGACAGATTGATGCACGCCGTCAAGCGATGCTTGCTTACTTGAGACCAGCGTGGTCATAACATGGCTAAATTTGGTGTAGACCCACATGGTCGCTGGGATAAGAACCTAGCAGAGTCTCAATTTAAGGGACATGTAGAAAACATTATTGGTAAGTACAAGCAGGCCCCAGAAGAGATGTTGAAGGGCGGTCATGAGTGGTACAGCAAAGCACATGATGTTGCACACACCATTGGTGGTGGAGACACTCGTAGAGGCGCAGGAATCATCGCAGCATTGTCTCCATTAAGCACATGGGAAAAGAATGTTTCACAAGCACATGAACTGATTAAAACTGGCAATGTTCATAATGCCCTTCTTCCAGCAAATGTTGAGAAGGCTCGTCGTATTCACCAAGGAGAAGACCCTGAGTCTGTTCTAGGTGGACACAAAGTAACTAACTTCTTCCACAATATTCATGATCCTAGTAGTGCAGAGCACGTAACTATTGACCGTCACGCATACGACATTGCGATGGGACATCCTTTTGTTGGCGCAGGTGGCGGTAAAGCAAAACGTAATATTACTGAAGGACCAAGTGGACACGTGCCTATGTCAGAAGACCTTGGGTTAAGTTCATTCGGTCGTTACAAGCACTTCGCACATGCATACAAGACTGCTGCTGGAGAACTAGGTGTTGATTTGCCACACAAAGTTCAGGCAACTACTTGGGTTCAACATAGAGGTGCAATCGGATGACGCAACATGTTGACGGAGTTTATGATCACACCAAACCATGGCGTGCACCAGTAAAGCCAGACCAGGTAGCAAAGCGTTACTCTTATCTTGGCCCATGGGCGTCTAACCAAGAGCGCCTAACACAACAGGCGTTGATGGTGATGAACATTCCTGGTGCAGATATCTCAGCAATGGTGCGTCCACCCCTGCCACAGATTCAACTGTTTCCAGATCGTTATGGATACGAGAGAAAACAACCTGGAATCGATGACATCGTAACTGTTGATCGTAACTACACAGAACCACGCATTTCTTGGTATTCTGGTGGAGTTGCTGGCTACCAAGCAGCAGAACGTAACGGATTGGGGACCAACTAATGGATGGTGATGGCATGATGTCCATGGAGTTGCAGGCTCGCCAAATTGCTGAGAACGCAACCCGTTACAACGGATCTGCTCCATGTCCAACCTGTGGAGTAATCATGAACCCTGTAGAATTTATGGCAAATAGAGGTCATTGCCTCTCTTGCGTTACACAACGCAATGCTCAACGAGTGAAAGGTAAGATGGCATAATGACAGTTAACTCATCACGTTCAATGAATGCCTCATTAGACGAAGGCGCAACAGACGGCAAGTACCGTAAAGTTCGCCCAGATACAGAGGTAGGAACTGAGTCATCAGCAACTATCGCCAACCGTCAATCACTGCACCCATTCTATGGTTATGGATTTGCAACATCTGAGTATCCAAACAAGGTAAACCCAGGTAAGTAATCATGGAATTTAACGACCGCAGAAAGAACCCTCACACTCCCCTATCTAAGAGTGCGATGAAGACTTGGGAAAATGAAACCGTTACAGGTAGAGACAACCCAAAATGGAAATGTGAAAGTTGCGGTAACAAAGGCGCACAAGATTACGCAGGTCAAGGCCGTGTATGCGAGTCTTGCGCTTCAAGTTTGGGGTTCTAAAAAATGCCTACACAGGTTCCTGATCGTGGAGAAAACCCACGTCGTAAAGTAAATTTTTACGATGCTAAAGGGGATTTTAGCCACAGTGCAGACATTCGTTGGTTAGCCCCTAAAGGCTACCGATCAGGTCGTCCCCATGGTTCAGAATTAAAGAAGCACATGAAGCCTATGGGCGGATGGGCATTGCCTGAATACGACAACAACCCAAAGGCACCTAAGGATAAATAATCTGTTAGGATAATCGGACTACTACAAGGAGCACAATGAGTAACGTACCAATTTTGGGTGAAAAGAAAAAAGACCAAGAACCGATGTTTCGGTTGCTTTATTGTCTTGTCTGCCAATCTCTAGATGAATTGCCACCCTATGATGGTGAGCCAGAGTTAGACCACCTCCTTGCTGTTGCATGTGAGGCACATGTATTCCCATCAGGAGAACCACACAAAGGTAAATTATTTGTGTTGCCACTTCGTGCATGGGCACACAACGAATCAAAGCGAGAGATCATTAGCCAGATCAAGGGCGGTGGATCAGCAGGTCTTGCCTCAATCGATGAGACCTTCTACGAATCTCGATCTACTTTCATGGAAGATGCAATGAAGTGCTACAAGCAGCACAACAAACCAAAAGATGGATGTTCTGATTGGCACAAGAGCGATCTCATGCTCATTCCTAAGACTGAGAAAGACCGTATCAAAGAAGGTATGGGTAAGTATAAAGACACTCCAGGTCAGAAGACCTATCTCTGTGATTTCTGTCCAGTAGCGATTGGCGTTGCAGAGCGTAAACAGAAACTGTTAGGAATGAAATAATGGAAGAACAGAAGATTCAAGCAGGGTTTAGTGTAACTATCAATGAGGATGGAACTCTATCGACCCACGTGTTCCCAGCAAGCGATACAGTTGCACGACAAGCAACTACCTACGACATCTTTGGATGCTGCAAAGAACTAGTTGAAGACATTGAGTCACAACTACTTGCAGATCGTATCTCAAAGGCTGTTATTGCTAAGTTAATGCCTCCAACGCCAGAAGAAACGGCAAAAGTACGCATTGCTGAGGCTTTAGCAAACCGCCAAGCACAATAACCACATAAACTAGGAGCATGAACCGCTCTGATGGATTAGACCGCTATGTTGGACCTGTATCCATACAGGCGCTACCAACATCGTACTTCTCCCAACCAGAAGAGTCTTTAGATCCTGAATTGTTCTCTGGAACAACTATCAGGGGTTGGGTTCGCAATGGAATCCTCCAGTTATTAAATGGTTTTCTTAATGAAACTTATCGTCATCCAGATTTATGGACACGAGTGTGGATAGCAGGATCTGCTGTCTCCTATCAATGGTCTGCTGCTCGTGAGCCAGGAGACCTTGATGTCTTGATCGGTGTTGACTATATTCAGTTCCGCAAGGCTCATCCAGAGTACAACGGACTTGGTGACACAGAGATTAGCAAGATGTTAAACGAAGATTTTCGTGCACATCTACAGCCAGATACCAAAGACTGGAATGGGTTTGAAGTAACTTTTTACGTTAATCCTGGCGCTACAGACATCCGCACTATCAATCCTTACGCTGCCTACGATTTAACCCATAACGATTGGACAGTCTTTCCACAAAAGCAATCTGCACCTCTAAACCCAATAGGTGAAAAGGCTGCACAACGTGATTTACAAAGCGCATCTGATGTGGTTATGCGTTATACCCAAGCACTAGCAGACTTACGTGGCGCACAGAATGACGCAGCACGACGTAACGCAGAGTTTAGAGTTCAACAACTATTGATGCATGGTTCGATGTTATTCGAAGACATCCACTCAAGTCGTCGTTATGCTTTCAGCCCTAGTGGTGGTGGGTATGCTGACGTATACAACTACCGTTGGCAGGCTGGTAAGAAGTACGGAACAGTACCAGCGCTTCGACAGATGCACGATTACTGGAACGAGTACAAGAACAAGCAGGCACAAGAGACTTACGGAATTGAACTACCAGACACACAGACACTAATCAGGAGAGCAGCAACTTACCGAACAAGGGACTAACGTGAACGTATTACTATCACTAGACGGCGTATTAAGTTCAGACTCAGGCGATCCAATCAGAGCAGGAGTTATGCTCTACTACGCTCTGAACATTAACAATCGTGTAGCCATCATGACCTCTCGCAAGAAAGATGATGCAGAGCACTGGCTTCAATCACACGGAATCATCAACTACGATGACCTTATCGACTACTCTTATCACCTAGAAGGGGATGATCTTAAGAAGCGCCAGTTTGTTATGAGTCGATCTCGTGCACCGATTGAGATGTATGTCGATGCTGATCCAAAGATGTGTGCATGGGTATTTGAAGAGCAGGGTGTTCCTGCTGTTATGTTCATGAACCCAGGCTATTTGGCTGTTGAGCGACGTCCTGATGCACCTAAGAAGGTTCGTCAGTGGTCTGAGATCGAGAACTCCATCACCAGAGTTAATGTGGCTAAGTCCAAGGATGCCGCTAACCCCAAGGAACTAGAGTTCTGGGATGACTAAACTTATCTTCTCAGGGGTAGAGGTTGGCTCCAACCGCACCCTTCTAGAAGGCATGAAAGTTGAGTCGATGGGACTCAACTTTTGGGGTCTTCGTAAGCGTGGTCTGCCTAAGACCAAGGTCTGGCTTATCAGCGAGCACTTCGACCCAGAGACAAAGGTCTACATCGAGTCAGGGGCATCACAGGCTGACAAGGCTGGGTTATCTCGTGAGGAACTTATCGACTTGGCCGCTGACTACCAAGAGTTCCTTGTCAACAACGCCGATCGAGCAGAGGGATTTCTTGAGTTCGACTCACAAATACTCGGCCTTGAATGGATAGAACAACAGCGTTCCTTTTTCAGTAACGACCCTAAACTATGGGTCATTTGGCACCAAGAGTATGGACAGAGTAAGTTGGCAGAGATGTCAAGGAACTTCCACAATGTGGCTATCCCTAATGACGAGATTGAGTCAGTAACTAACTTGGCCGCCCTGACCAGAACTTACTCCAACCAGTTCAAGGTTAACTACCATGCCCTTGGATGTGCCAAGCCAGACAACCTAAGATCCATACCATTTGCCACAGCCAGCACATTGTCATGGCTATCGCCTATGCGTAGAGGTGAGACGATCATCTGGGATGGTGCACGTTTAGTACGTTACCCAAAGAAGATGAAGGATCAGGCACGACCTCGCTACAAGAACATCGTAGACAAGGCTGGGCTAGACTATTCGGAGTTTGTCAAAGATAGTACCCTTGAAGCCACTAGAGTAGCGGTCTGGTCATACAAGAAATTAGAGGAATCCATGGACAAGAAATCACCTAACTTCCACATTATCGATGGTGGTAATGACAAGAACTTATCTGATAATAGCGAAGAACTTATGACGGGATTGATGGGATTAGAACTGTCCGCTTCTGATAACAGTGGAGCAGAAGGGAGGAAAGTGGAGCGTAGTGGATCAGTAGAAAGAGCCCCTGAAGAGATGCAAAACTTGCCTGTCTTCGGGTTCAAAATGAAGACGATAGTCGAGACTGATGATGATGGCAAAGACATTCTCATGGATGTTCCTGTCGTTCAGACACAACAGACTTCTCTTCGCCAATGCGATACCTGCTTTGTTGCATCCAACTGCCCAGCGTTCAAGCAGCAAAATACATGTGCATTTAATCTTCCAGTAGAGGTAAAGACGAAGGATCAACTCAAGTCACTACTGACTGCAATTATCGAAATGCAGGGGCAAAGAGTGGCTTTTATGCGATTTGCTGAGGAAATGAATGGTGGATACGCAGACCCAAATCTATCTCAAGAGATCGATCGCTTGCTGAAGTTAGTGGGCAATGTCAATGAGATGGATCAGAACAAGGAGTTCATCCAGATCACAGCAAGCAGACAATCTTCTGGCGGAGTGCTCTCTGCAATCTTTGGAGATCGTGCTCAGGCACTCAAAGAGTTCCCTAATCCAATCCGTGAAGAGACTGTCACCAAGATTATCTCTGAAGCAATAGAAGAATAACTTATCTGATAACAGCAATTAACAGGGTGGGATTAGTATCTCACCCGTAGTTTACCATTTTCTTTTGGCGAGAGTACTTCGCAAAGTTAGCAGATGCATGATAGGTTCCCACACGCAATACTAAGCAACCCACAGAGGGGTATTTAGACATTTATAGAAATGGTAGGGGTTATGACAACATTATCTTTCAAACTGACTGAGGATTTCATTGGACCGTATCGCTCCAAGAAGGCGCCGTTCGGTTACCAAGATGCAGCGGGCAACTCAGTAGGAGAGATTACTTTCTTGCGTACCTATTCTCGCCTCAAGGCAGATGGTACGAAGGAGACATGGGTTGATGTATGTGAACGTGTGATTAACGGAATGTATTCTTTGCAGAAAGATCACGCAAAGACAAACCGCCTGCCATGGTCAGATGCAAAGGCAGCAGCCTCAGCCAAAGAAGCATTCGATCGCTTATGGAACTTGAAGTGGACACCCCCAGGACGTGGTCTCTGGGTAATGGGAACTCCACTGGTCAATGAGCAACGCAACTCAGCAGCACTTCAGAACTGTGCTTTTGTTTCAACTGGCTCCATGGTCAAGACAGACCCAGCCAAGCCATTCGCATTCCTTATGGAAGCATCAATGCTCGGAGTGGGCGTTGGCTTTGATGACAAGGGAGCAGACAAGGACTTTGTTATTTATGCACCACAAGGAGATTACGCCTATGACATCCCAGACACCAGAGAAGGTTGGGTTGAATCAACAGCCGCCCTCATCAATTCCTACCTCAAGCCAGATACGAAGGCTCCAGTATTTAATTACGAAGCGATCCGTCCAGCGGGTGAACCAATCCGCACCTTCGGTGGAACCGCAGCAGGAGCAGACCCTCTAATCAAACTGCACCAGTACATCCACGAACTGTTCAAGGATCGTGCTGGTCAGAAGTTAACTCGTCGTGACATTGCAGACATTGGCAACATGATCGGGGTATGCGTTGTCTCTGGCAACGTCCGTCGCTCTGCTGAACTATTGATTGGTCGCATCGATGATGAAGAGTTCTTGAACCTAAAGAACTACGAGAAGTATCCAGAGCGCCTTACTCATGGCTGGATGTCTAACAACTCTGTGGCTGTCAACGTGGGAGATAACCTCGATGGAATCATCGAAGGTATTGCTCGTAACGGAGAGCCAGGAGTTATCTGGATGGACATCTCCAAGCAATACGGACGCCTTGCTGATCCAATCAACAACAAGGACTGGCGTATTGCAGGGTACAACCCATGTGCTGAGCAATCATTAGAGTCATACGAATGCTGCACATTGGTAGAGACTTACCTCAATCGTCACACAGACCTTGAAGACTTTAAGCGCACATTGAAGTTCGCCTACCTCTATGCAAAGACTGTAACTCTTCTTCCAACTCACTGGGAAGAGACCAACGCAATCATGCAACGCAATCGTCGCATTGGTACATCTGTCTCTGGTGTTGCAAACTTTGCAGACAACAAGGGACTTCCAGTTCTGCGTCAGTGGATGGATGAAGGCTACAAGGTCATCAAGTCATACGACACTAACTACTCAGAGTGGCTTGGTATCCGTGAGTCAATCAAGATGACAACAGTAAAGCCATCAGGAACAGTTTCAATTCTTGCTGGAGAATCTCCAGGAGTTCACTGGACTGTAGGTGGTCAGTACTTCAATCGTGCTATCCGCTTCTCTAACTCTGATCCAATGCTTCCGTTGTTCAAACTTGCTAACTACAGAGTAGAACCAGCAAGTGAGTCTCCTGATACCACTTCGGTTGTCTTCTTCCCTATCAAGTCAGAGGCTAAGCGAAGTGAGAAGGATGTAAGTATCTACGAGAAGATGGCACTTGCTGCTACTGCTCAACGCTACTGGTCAGACAACTCTGTCTCTGTAACAATCTCATTTGATCCAGAGAAGGAAGCCTCGGCTATTGGTACGGCTTTGCACATGTACGATGGTCAACTTAAGACTGTCTCATTCTTGCCTAGTGGTAACCATGTCTATCCTCAGATGCCTTACACACAGATCACTGAGAAGGAGTACGAAGAGCAGGGCGTAATGCAACTGTTCCCGATTGACTTCTCTGGTGTCTATGCAGGAATGGCTTCGGACGCAGTGGGCGAGGCTTACTGCGTGACGGACGCATGTGAAGTAAAACTTATTATGGAGAACACTAAGGATACTAACAACTAATTCTTGCGATACACTGACGGTATGAACAGATTATGCCGTCAGTGTAAGCAAGATAAACCTATTGAAGATTTTTACGAAGATCGTCGGGTTAAAGCCGATGGTCGTAGGGCTAAATGTATTGCTTGTCTGACCAATGGCAGACCACCAGGACCTGTTGCTATGAACCCACTTACTCGTCACACTATTGATGCTAAGGGCTGTCACATCTGGTCTGGTTCTGTGCATAAATCTGGTTATGGAAGCATTAAGTGGAATGGTAAGGCTACTGTTGCTCATAGAGTTATCTACTCCCTTGTTAAAGGGGAGATTCTTCAAGGACAAGTTATCGATCATCTTTGTAATGTAAAACTTTGTGTTAATCCAGATCATCTTGAAGCAGTTTCCTATTCAACTAACACCCAAAGGGCTTGGGATCGTCAACATTGCTCTACCTGTACTTGTATTAACTTAACTCCTTCTTAATAGCCTGAATAGTTGGACAGGGATACAAATCTTGGCAAGCCCAGCAAGTTTCATCAGGTAAAGCGTGAATGATTGGCTTATGTAATTCCACTACTGCACGAAGGGCATTGGTGTTTGCAAGTAATTTTTCAAATAAATGTTCGTGCTTCAAGCCGTTGGTTGAATCATCTATGTAGGCAATTAACTCATCGTGTGTCATTATTACTCTCCTTTTGGTAGGGCTTTTGCTATTGCTTTAGCAATCGCACTCTTCTCCTGACTGCAGAATGCCTTCACCTTGGCACTTATAACATGCTTCTGGTATGGCTTTGCAATCAGGCTCATGGTTTTTAATTATCTCGTTTACATACCCTGCCGTTGAAATCTTCTCTGCATCTGTTTGGTGAAGCCAATCCCAGATGTGCTGGTCTATTCTCAGATTGCATTGAGGACAGGGCAACACAATGTTCTTCTTCTCTTCACTGCCGCTAATGTAGGTGCTGATTCTCCAGCCCAACTGAACTAACTTTCGCCAAAAGAGTCCTTCTACTTCAGTATCAGTAAGAGGCTTCTGTCTCCAAGGCTTATCGGTAAAGGGCAGTTCATCTTGAACCCACTGCTTGTCCTTTTGGTATGGCTTTGGAAACTGCTCTTGCTTCTGGTATGGCTTTGCTTTCTTTGGCTGGTCTGACTGCCAGTCGTGAATACTTCTGCCTTCCGCCATCTTGCTCCCCTAACTAACTAACTTCACCTGGCTGCCAGGTAGAGTTACTTCGAAGATAGCCCCGCCATTTCTGACGGGGCTTCTCCTATTGCTTATGCTGTTCTTCCTAGTGCTTTCGCTTTCGCTTTTGCTAGGGCTTTTGCATGTGCTTCAGGGAATTGCTTCAGCCACTTCTTAACCACTGGGTTGCTGATGCCCTTCCATGATCTCCAGTCTTTGCCTTTTGCGCTCATGAAGTAAGCGATCTTGGCGTTCACCACAGGATTCAACAGTTGAGCGTTGTACTCTAAATTGAACTTTTCCCTGCGATCTTGTCCCAATGAGTTAATCATGTTGACTTGGAACAACCCAAATGAGTTATCCCCTGTCTTACGATTGCCGTTATGGGAGAGAGGGTTTCCATGTGATTCTTTCATAGCGATTGCCCACGCATAGCGTAAGGCTTTGCCTTGAAACCCAACTGCGTGCAACAGGTCAACCAACTCAGTCTTAGTGAGGTGGTCGGCGTTATTGAACGGGGCTAGGGCTCGCTCTTGGTATTGCTTCTGCAAGACTTGCGCTTCGGCTCTTGAAGGTGAGAAGGCTGGTGGCATTACCACTAACCCACTACCAACAAACATCGCCGTAAATAGCGATCCGAATACGATCTTGCCTCTTCTTGTTAGATTCATCATCACTCCAAAAAGTCATTGACACTTTCTGATGCCTTTGACTGGTTGTGACGAAGGCGATGTAGGTATCGCTCTGTCGTCTTTATCGACTGATGCCCTAAGCGTTCCTTGACCTCATGCACATCTACCCCGCTTTTTAGAAGTTGGGTAGCGTTAGCGTGTCTGAGGTCATGGGTTCTAGGACTCCAGCCGATGCCTGACTTGGCTATTGCCTTGTTCCATGTAGTTCTCCATACATCTCGTGGTAGGTGGCTCGTATGGTCGATGAACCTCTGTTGCTTTTGGTATGGCTTTGTCTTTTGCCTGTGCTTTCGCACCGACTCTCGACAAGCCTCGCATCGGCAACGCCCATGTGTATAGGCGTACAGAGTTCCATGCTGGAACAGTTTTCCGTCTTTGGCGAATGGTCGCCTAGACATTTCTCCACGAGAAGTCTCTAGTTTACCTGTTGTTAAGATGATCGTTCTTGGGAACAACAGGTCATCTTTTGATAGGGCTTTTGCTATGACATAGCCCTGAATCTCTTGTAGTAGGGCTTTGCTTAACATAAGGCTTCGCTTATGACCCGACTTTGTGGCTTCTACGACTAGAAACCTACTGGTATGGCTTGCCCCTAGATCGCTGACTCGCCTTTGGACATAGACCTCGCCTGTCTTTAGGTTGATGTCTTTGACCCTGAGTTCTGTGGCTTCTCCGAATCGGCAACCTGATGCGACTAGGAATCGGGCGAATAACTGCGCCCCCTCAGTCGGTAGGTGCTGGATAATCGCCTTAAACTCTTCGGGCTCAACAACATTGGCGATGTCAGAATGCTTCGCCTTAATACGAATCCCATGTGTAGGGTTCTGAGTTAATTCTCCTGTATCGACTAACTGGGAGAGGGCAGACCCTAGCGATGCCTTGATCTGATTGAGGGTGGCTGAACCTATCCCCTGACCCCTGAGGGCTTGAAGTAACTCTTGAATCGCCCGTCTATCGATCGAAGTTACTTTGCGATCTCCGAGGGCTGGCAGGACATAGCGATCAAGGACTGACCGATAGCCCTTGCGAGTGATCGGCATGAGATCGGCGGTCGGAAGCCATGAATCGATGTAGGTCGATAGGGTAAATACAGCCCTAGAAGGCTCGCTAACGCCCGATACCTCTGCTTTTGAGGCGTGATACATAGCATCGATCTTCGTGTCCCATGTACCTGCTGAGAGGCGTTTTCCGCCCTTTCGGTAATAGCCTGTAAACCTATCCCCACGCTTTACGACATAAGCCATGATTCCCCCCTTCCATGTTACTGGTGAGTAATGTTACTGGTGAGTAACTTCGAATGCAAAAAATAGCCCCTAGCCCGATTAGGGGCTAGGGGCGATAGTGACTGTGGGCTTAGGGAATCTGCTTATGTGCGCTTGAAGTAACTTCTACCAGCCCCAGATCAGGGCTGAAAGTTAGTTAGGGATAAAGAATCTCTTCCCAATCCGAATCTTCAAGATCAAGTAACTCGGTAGGCAGAACCTTCCAGCGATCATCGATCGCAATAAAGTCCTCATTGATAAACCAATCAACATCAACGCCCCACTCACCAATAAATAATTTAGCGGTGTAGGTGTTTCCATTCATTGGAAACTCAATCAAGTGTTCTGATGCGGTGTTTGCGCTACTAACAATTACATGAGCGACCATTTATTTATTTCTCCATTTCTATTTGTGTTGTTCGATAAGAGTTCCACTCATCGATTGTTTCTTGCTTCCATAGTGGTCGATTGCCGATCATGTGATCGGGGTCGGGAAGGGTGTTTCGCTTTCGATAGGTGTAGATCGTGTCGATCTTTAGCCCTGTTTGTTGCGCGATGTCGGTAGTAGTGAGCCAGTCCTTCAATTCGATGCACCAGTTTTCTGTTTAGTTTCATTAGGTTTTTTTCCAATCGTAAACATTTTGAAATCGCCAAGCATTCGATCGAACCATAAATAAGGAAGATCGTTTTCAACATTGAAGTTGTAGTAATCAGCATCTTTGCGATTTAAGTTGCTCTGATGAGATTGATGAAATGACGAATCACCTAACCACACAGGCACTTCGCATTCAGGTAGTAACGAATGAACGGCAACGAATCGATCGAGCATGGTGTCTTTGTAACCACGATCAATCCACTCTTTGCAGATTGCGATTCCGTATTCACACAGAAGTCGTTCATGTCCACGCCACATCTTTGTAGCAGGGTGATTAGTCCAGCCCTTAGTCTCACCACGCAACGCTTGAAGTATTTGCCACGCCTCTACTCGTTGCTTGCCTAATCGTTTGTAATCGAGTGCTTTAGCAGTCTCTACGAAGTCAGGGAAAGGTAAGAATGTATTAACCATTTGTAACCTCATCTAGTGTGTGCTTGATGAAATCATCGATTACTTCCCACATAGTGTCATTGGTAGTAAGCCATTCTCTGATCTTTGCCCACTCATCGTCAGTAAGTACTCTCCCTACTAGTTGAGTTGCTTCTTCACGAGTAAATAGCACGATGTCATTTGGATTAAGCATTAGTTGTCCCTTCATAGTCCCAGTTTGATTTAACCCAGTTAAGTGCAGATAACCAATTAGTTAGATTTTCTTTGCCGAGATAAGGAAACTCATTGGCTTTTAGTTCATGTTCGATGAACGCAATTTCGTAATTGATGTCCTCAATAGTTTTCATTACTGATCTCCATTCATGTCGTTATCGTGATCGATGATGATTACCTCTATGTCACTAGGGCAACGAGTTACTTCTGCAACGCCACCATTGACCTCTATTACTACCTGATTTTTTGCATACATAACTACAACGCCCTTTCTTGAATGTGTTGTGCATGAAGATCACACAAGATACTTCCTTTATCGTCACCTCTTGCATACCCTTCATACTTACAGATTTCGCAAGTGTGAACAGAACAACGATACTTTCCGTCAGTACCGATCTTTAATTCTTCGGGAGTATCCCAACCACAAAAATCGCACTCCAATCGTTTGCCGTCTAGTTTTTGATTCTCTAGCAAGCGTTCAAGTCGTGCAATCTTTCTTTCTAATTCAAGATTAGTAAGAGTAGTTCCATGTTCTTTGGGAGGTTTAATTCCTAACTTCTCACACTCTTCTACAAGTGTTTCTCGATACTCCTGTGCATAACGCAGAGATAGTCGTTGCTTTGCACGAGAGACTGCTTTGTTACGAAGTTTTTTATCTTGTTCGTTTAGTTCCATTAGTATTCTCCAATCACAGACACATACTGACGATACTTTCGATTCTCTCTACGGCGTAGCAACGCTCTCTCGTGATCTGTTAGACCACCGAAGATGCCGTACTGAACACCATTCTCTAGTGCGAATGTCAGACACTTATTCTTTGTGACCGCATCGCATTGACCACAGATTGATTTCGCTTCTCGAATCTTTTCATGCTCTGTTGGGTCAGGAAAAAAGATTTCAGGGTCGATACCTTTTGTCTGACATGGTGCATTGATAATCTCAATTTTCATCTGTACTCCGATCTTTGTACTGCTCAGGATTTGCGATCACATAATTAACGAACGAGTCCATGACATTTGTTAAGTCCTCAGGTTCTAACTCTGCATACTTCAAAAGAATCTCGATCATGTGCAGGAATCCCCAAATAAGCATTTCGGGTTCGATCTCTTTATCTTCCATAACAGAGTTCAAGTGTTCATTGGCTAGATACTCTTTTACCTCTTGCGGAAGGCTATCTTTGCGATCAGAATCTACTTTGAATCCACGAACGATCTTTAGAAACTCGTTAGCGATCGTGATCGATTTAATTAAATCAGTTTGGTGTGATGATAGTTCAGCCATTTAATTTCTCCTTTAATTGATTGAGGTGTTCCATGTCTTTTTCGTACCCTTTAATCATGTGACTTTCTACTTTACGAATGATCTCTCGTGACACTCCGTAACGACCTGCAACGCTTGCTAACGATTCACCATTTATTCGTGATGAAAGAATGTCGTAGAGTTCGCCTAAAGTAAATGGGTGTATTTTTGATTTGATTTTGTTGAAGTTTTTATTGTTTGAAAGCATTTGTAATCCTCTCTAGGTTATGGAATCGAGTAGGGGCAGGTACGACTACGCCGTAACTATCGAATGCGATCATGATCGCCCTTAGCAGGTAAGGAAGGGGAAATGATTAACCCCTATGAACCCTGCGTTGACCCCTACTCGATAAAGTTATTTTCTTATTACTTTCTGAACACAGTTAAAGCAGAACCACAACACATTCTGACCGCTTGAATCAGTTATGTATTTACCTGATGAAGTAACTTCATCATTGTTGCAATCATCGCAATTAGTTAGTTCGTGAGGTTGTACTTCACGAATGATCTGTGCGTATCCCATTGTTACACCTCTTCAATCTTCCCAGTTTGTTTGTACAACGCTTGTGCGAGTCTTGTTCCTTTTCTAACTCTTGGAGTTGCAGTTGACTTTACATCGCACCATACGAATCCCTCTTGGTGTCTAGTGATCTGACCAAGTATCTCGAACCATTGTTCATCGACCTCAGCAGTTATTGTGTATTTAGCCATGAGTTATCTCCCCTGCAAACAAGGTTCACAGATTAAGTATCCTTCTTTTGCATACATTTCATTGACATCGTGCTGATCTCCACACTCGAAACAATCTCGAATGTGACGATACTTTTTGTCTAACAGTTTTGATTGTCTAAGAGTTATTGGCATCTAAATCTCCTTCATCTAGCATTTTTGCATTCTGCCAAACAGTATCGTTGACATGACCCACACAGACATCGAGTGCATCATCACAGATGTTAATAGCATCGTCTGACAGTTCCTCGAAGTCTCTCGAATCCCACCAAGTAACTACGAGTGTCTCATCGAGTGCATTCCCATAGTTGCGTTGCAGAATCTCGATCGTCTCTTTTACAGTTGCGATCATTTATTTTCTCCTGTCACTTCATCGATCATCTTTGTACATGAGCCATAGCCCAACCAGTTGCCACCCTCGCCTACATAGCAGACATCACGAGTTGCATAAGTAAATAACGACAACACAATAAGTGCAGGAATGATTACCAGCACAATCCAACCTCTACGAGTTAACAATTAAGCATCTCCATTCTGTTTAGCCATTCGGTATTTCCATGAGTTACTAGCGATGTGAGTACGGATTCTGTGACACTTACCGCAACGAACATCGCACTTTGCGATTTCGTTTTCTAGTTTCTTGATTGTCATGCCAGTCAGCATGAATGCGTGAGCGATGTTGTAACGCTTCTTTGCGCCTCGTACATGGTCGAAGTCGAGTGCCAGTACATCTCTCTCGCCACAGTCAACGCATGGATTAGATTTCAAGTGATTGTAAATCCATTCCTTGATCTCTTTTCTTCGCTTCAAGTGCCACTCGACTTTGTAAGAATCTTCACAAGGTATGCAGTATGAAGTAACTCCCGACTTAGTTTTTGCAGATCGAAACTCACTTAAGTACTTTAATGAGTCACACCGCTTGCACTCCTTGATTCCGATAGCAAGAAAGTTTTCTCGCTCAATAGTCTTTGCAGACTTTCGGTTTCTAGTTGTCACGCAATCTCCTTCTTGTATAAGCGACTAAGTGGAAGTGTTTTGTATTTCAGATCGTGATGATTAGAAGGTGTCACATAAGCGACAATAAATCGTGACCCAGTTGTGTCAACGATTACGCCTTTACGCAAGCGACCATGACCCTGAATGAATACCTGATCGTTGATTACGGCGTTGTATGGAACGAAGTCACTCATGTTTGATGCGTAAGTCATTCGCTCAGTAGAGATCGAGATTAGTTGATCTTGAATCGCAACGATCTTTGCTTCAAGATCGATTCGCTTCTTTGCGAGTTTGATTGTTTTCTCGATCTTGTCTGATGTGTGACTGCCACAGATAATTGCGTGTTCACTATTCCAGTTCAACGGCTTATCTGTGTGTTGTCCGTCAATACGCCAAGCCCATGCAAGAAAGATCGTATTGAATTGCAGATCACCACGAGATTTAATCTCTGATGCAGGTGCAGAATTAGGAAATGTGTTTCCGTTTACATCGAAGATGTCACACCACACATGATGAATGCCTTGCACAATGATTGAATGACCTTTGTACTCGATCTCTTGATAGGTATTAGGTAATTGCTTTAGTTCAATCACATGATCGAATCTCTTGTTACGCAACCATGTTGAGTAGTGCGTACTACCTTGATAGTTCTTGTAGTACTTATCTTGAATCTCTACGAATCGATCTAGGAAGTAACTCATTTATGCCACCATGTCCTGTGCTTCGAGAACCTTCTCGATTAGTGATTGAAGAGTGCGTACATCGATGTAGCAACCACCACTTAATTTGATTTCGCCATTCTCTTGACGGCGATTGCGAATCTCGAAATCAAGTTTGTCTGCACGACTACCGATGATTGATCGAAGAGATTCTTTTACTGCATCAATAGATCGTTGAGCGTTTGCTTGTTCGATCTTCTCTAGTTGTTCCTTCGCTTCGCGCTCTGCCTTCCATTGAGCCTCACGAGCCTTCTCTTCGGCTTCTTCTTTAGTCCAGCGAGTTTCAAGAGTTGCGTAGTCAGCAACGATGTCCTGCGCTCTTGCAATCCAGTAGATGTCACCCTGTGTAGTTCCAGCCCAATCAGAAGATTTGACTAGATAACCGACTGAACGACTTCCCTTAGGTGCAGAAGTAAATTGTGCATCAGAAGGATTATCTGATCGATACACCTTGTATTCGTATTTTTCTAGTGACACTAACTCTGCGTTAGCAACGGCTCTGCGTTGTACACGATCAGGATTCTTTTTATCTTGTGATGAATAATCCCATGAAGGAATAACGCCGTACTTAATACCAATTTGTAGTTCTGCTGATTTCATTTATTAGTTTCTCCTTAGTTGTAATTGTTTAAGTGGTGTGGTGCGCCAGCCTTCCACGAATAACGCACCACACCGAGTCACCTAGAGAGTGACAGTTAGTTGTTTACAAGACGGCGAGAGATCGCGTACTTCACGATTGATTTCGCCATGTAAACAAGATCGAATGGATTACGAATTACAGAAGCGATTTCGCAATAGTGCGATGTCTGATCTGTAAGAGGTTGCACCGCTTCTCCGTTTTCAGGAATGTAAGCGAATGCAGTAAGCACACCAGCACGAGCCATGCGCTTGATAGTTTCGTGATTAGCATCTTGATTGCCCGACCATTCTCCGTCAGTAATTGCGAAGAAGATTCGTACAGGTTTCTCAGTTTCAGCAAGCAATTTAGTTGCGTACTTAATTGCTTGATCTGCTGATGTACCGCCACCAGTACCAGCATCACGAATCGTGTTACCGACACGATCAGTTGCACGATAGAGAGTGTTTGCATGATCGTTGAAAGTGATAACAGTTGTATTTGCACTAACGCGATCAAGTGCCTTCTTAATTGCGTACATGGCTTTGTATGCACTAGAGGCTTTGTGTCCTGACATTGAACCTGAGTTGTCTAACAAGATCACGCATTCAATCTCAGTCGCATCTTCACGACCCTCATTCCATTGATCGAATACAGTATCGAGATCATCGCCACGTAAATAACGATGTGCAGATAAACGACCTTGTGACTCGTACTTATCCCATGCAGGGTCGAACGATGCTCTCAATCGCTCTAACTCACGACCGAATGACAACGATGCTTGAAATGTATTTGCATCAGGTGCTAAGTCGTGAAAGCGATCTAGTTCAGGTTCTTTTGAGTTGTTAGTAGCAAGAGAAGGTAAGCCACCAATCTGTCGCAAGATGTCGTTGATTTCAGTTTCATTAGAATCAAGAATGTTTTCTAATAGATCACCAATCAATGTGTCGATCATTTCGCCAGCAGAATTACCAGCAGAATCAGAAGAAGAAGGCGAATCAAAATCTTGATCTGAATCCTGATCTGAATCTGTATCATCGAAATCGAAATCGATGTCGTTGATGTCAACATCGATAACAGGTTTTGATTTCAGTTGTTCAGCCAGTTGTGCATCATCTTCTTTGTCGAGTTGTTGTGATCGATCACGATCTTTTTCTTGCTTCTTTGGTGGAACAGGTCGTGAGTTTGCAGAGGATTCCAAGCCCTCTTGTGGTCGCTTGCCATGACCGAATGGGTCATTGATGCGAACGATTACATCGCCCTCTTCACCAGCCTGTGCAGGGCGCACAGAGCCATTCTCGCCACTACCTGAACCATTACCTGAGCCATTACCTTTTGGAAGTAACTCGTTAAATCGCGCAATTAGTTCCTTTCCTTTTTCAGTATCAGCAGGGAATAGAAGAGTGCGGTATTCATCGACTACTGCACAGATTTCATCGATCTGATCTTGATGAGGATAGGCGTTACGAGATTGCGCTCTTAACTCCACAGGTAAGTATCTACGACCACGCAATAGCGGATAAGAGTTAGTGAATGCCTCTTTGTTATCAACGAAGTGAATCAAGATTGTGGCAGTAAACCAATCAATCGTTGACGGATACTTTGAGGTAAAGAGAGTTTCGATTCTCTGATCTTCTAGTGCGTTGTATGCGGTGAAGTAATTGTTATCTCGTACATAATCGAAGAGTTCTGAACCCTCACGAGATGTGTAGAGAATGTGGCTGATCTCGTGAAGATCAAGCCCCTTGATACCAGCGATTGATTTAGCATCGTTGAGATCACCGATAGTGCGAGAGTTGAAAGTAACCGATGATGCACCTGACCAAGCAGGTGCTTCCATTGGTGAGTTCTCGACAGTCACAGTCACTTTGCGAAATGTGAATGCAGAATTAACACGACCGAAGAATTGTGTGAATCGTTCTAGTCGTTGCTTCTTCTCTTCTGCTTTCAACAGTTGTGATCGTAGTGACTCACGAGTCTCACCGAGAATGTCGAGTTCCCATTCTGCGACTGCATCGTTGTAATCCATTGTTACTCCATTTCGTTTACATGACGGACAATTACCACAAGCACACATTGTTAAGCCGTTGCGTGTTCTGTTGTGATCTTTTCAGCATCGAGTCCAAGTTCTTCTCGAATGTTGTATGAAGTACCTTCAAGAAGCATCTTGACTGCGGGGCGTTCTTCATCAGAGAAGTTGTTTATGAATACATCGCAAGCGAAATCGAATGACAATCCTTTTGCAACCTTCTCGAATGTTTTCAAGATACGAGGTGATACAGGTGTCTCGAAGATAGTGCCACGATCTGATGCGTGATCGTCTCTGCGAGATGTTGATCGCATTCCGTTTGCGAGTTCCAAGAGTGAAGAGGATTTGATGATCTTCTTCTCAATCGTTGTGTCGTAATCGAATCGCAATTTAATTTCGAAGCGATCTTTCCAAGCCTCGTTAAGTAACTGAGTACCTCGATAGTTTGGATTCTGATCTGCAACCACTAATAGATCAGGGTGTGCGTTGATTACTTCGTTGTCATGTGACATGAGAGTAATTGAACGGCGATCATCGAGAAGGCTCATTAAGTACTGTGAGAGGTTCTTAGGGGCGTTGTTGAGTTCGTTGATAAGTAGCAAGCCACCCTCACGAACGATCTTTGTAATTGCGCCGTCAACCCACTTTAGTTTGCCGTCAGCATCAGGGAACAAACCACCAATTAATTGTGTGAAGTCGATTGCAGAGTTACATGGAACAGCGAAGAAGTTCATGTGTCGCTTTGATGCGTAAGCAAGTGCCGATGTTGTCTTGCCAGTTCCAGCATCGCCTTCGATTAAGATGTTCATGTTGTGAGCAAGTGCGAAGTCGTACATGGCATCTTCTGTAACGCCACCAGTAAAGGTGCGTGGAATGTAGTGCGATGTCTTTTCTAGCGTTGGAATAAATAGTGATTTGTTTTCTGTAGTCATGTTGTTTTCCGTTTCTCTAGGTGTTTAGTTTGTTTGGTAGTCGGTTGTTACTGCATCAGGGTTTTTAACGATGATCTTTGATGCGAGGTACAGATCATCGAGTTGTGTAGTTAGTTCCTGAAACTCGTTGAAGATGTTGCACTCTTCTTCAATACGAGATTCGATCTTTGGTAGTACAGATTGAAGCACCGCAACGATCTGTGGTGGTGCGCCATTTTCAAGTGCGTTGTCGAGTGCCACCTCAACCATTGTGTGAAGTAATCCGAGTTCATCGAGATTGAATTGACTCATTAGATACCTCGATTCGATTGCGATAGTTCGTGGAATAAGTTTTCGATCAGTACACCAACAACGCCAGCGATTACTGCAAGAATGAAAATAACCATTTAGTCCTCATCTCTATCTATCCAAGCATTTAGGAATAGTCCGTCAACGGCGTTGATCGCAGTTACAGTTGTTGAATTACGAAATTGCACACCAGCAGGTAGTTCAATTTCGAGATCGTATTGCTCATTGTTAACCGCCTTGATTGCTTCCTTAGCAACGGCGATCATAAAGTCAGGAATCGGTGGATAGCAGTTATTACCGAAATGAATTGCTAATTGTTGTTCGAGATCAATAACAAACTCACCGCTTGCTAGATCGTTTGCGAAAGTAGAACCCATGTTATGCAACCGCCTTTCTTACATAGTTTTGATGTTTTGATGTTGTAGTTGAGTATTTGCAGTTAGGCATAAACCAACCGCTATTAGAATGCCAAGCGATTGGTGTTGAGTATGAGTACACAATAAAGTCAGGTCGATCTAACTCCAGTTGATCTCGAAACTCTTGTGGAAGTCTGCCGAAATCGTAAGCGTATTCATTTGGCGCAATAACAACGCCGTAGAGATTGTTACCTGTGAATGCAACGCGATCAACGATTAGATCGCCAGCCTTTGTGTTTGATGTTCTAGTTGTCATTTAGTTTCTCCGTTACATAGTCGGCAGATAAGAGCAGGTTTGTCGTTTAGTTTTACGAACCATAGATCGGTTGAAGGTTTAGCGCAGATAGCGCAGTCAAGAATGATTGACATTTATTTCGCCACTTTTACAATGTCGAGTTGTTTGATGAAGTCGAGTGTGTAGTTATCTGATTTAGTTGAGTAGAAGCGAGTTCCGTCATTTAGTAGTAGATCGATAGCGATCTCTGTAATACGACCACGAGCAACGATGTTGCCCTTTGCATCTATGAATGTTTGTTGTTTCATTAGTTGTTGTCCAATCCTGTAGTCAAAGCCTTTTGCAGTTCTGCATTAAATACTCGTGTTGTAGGTGCTTCTCCATAAGGAGTGAAGTTTGTTGAGAGATTGACACGAACGAATCCGTCTCTATAAAACTTGATTCGTTTTTTAGAACTTAGAAAACCTTCGTATGAATAAAGATACTTTCCTGTGTTGGTGTCATAGAAATCCCAAACACCTGTTGTTCCAATTACTGTTTTGGTTGTCATTTTTTATTCCGTTTCCTTTTGTAGTTACTAGTGGAATTGAATACATCGAGTTATGTATTCATAGCGATCGATCACCAAGATAGTTCGCTGACTATTTATGGTGATCGATCACTATTAACACATAAGCAGAAGTGCTGATCGTTGTTGTTGTAACTAGTTTCAATGTGCAATCGGTTGGATTGATTACCACCTGCACTCACTAGTAGAGACATTCCGTCACTAGTTACATGACGATCTCCACACTTCAATTTCCCTAAGCCCTACTGCTATTCACAATCAGTTTCTTGATCGTTAATCCGCGCCCTTGAAATACCGCTTGAATGTATTTACTAATTACATTCGCATCGCCGTAGCAAGCATGATCGAATCGATTATTTATTTCGGTGTTATTGCATCGTATAGTCCGACCGCACACTTTCTGCCTTAGTAACTGATTACTAGTTGTAATCAATACCGAATAAATAAATCGCAGTTTCTTAGTCACTATAAAAAATAAATAAATAAATTGATCGTCACCTAAGTACTGTCCCTAAGGAAATCTTTCGCAGGTTAGTTCACCGATGTTTATTTATTATTTAATTATTGTTAAAGCCTGTTACCAGTTTTAACGATTCGCTTTTTTCACTTTGAATGATTCACCAATTTGCCCCTAGAGGATTCTGAAATCGGTGGTCACACATCGAGTGCGCTACTAGGAGAATTGAACCACATCTGTACGACAAATTGGGACAGGCTGATAAGAGGGGTTTTTGGTGTCACGCTCAAAAAATCCCACCCCACAGAATGGGCGCAGAAGAACGATCGCCCCATGAATAGGGTTCTTATTCCAGTATTGGGGGTAAAGCCCTGAGAGAGCCTATAGAAGCCGTATAAGGGCTATTGAGCGTGAGGCTGATAGGGGCAGTTTGAGCGTGGGGTGTTGCGTGGGTCACACCTGCCGAAGTAACTGCCAAGATCGCTAGTTCCGCCAAGTAAGTCCGAGCAAATAGTTGAAAGTTCAATTACATTACTCCGATGCGAGAATGCCGAGAGTGCAGAGTTGAGAAGCCGTTAGATCGTTACGAGTTAACAGGTCATGGCTATCACCGAAAGATTTGCATGAGTTGCAGATCGTCACGAAAGCGAATAAAGAGATTGCCACGACAATTTGGAATCAGTTACCAAGAATTGTTAGTGATGAAAGAAGAACAAGATTACAAGTGTGCGATCTGTGGAATACATGAAGAGAACACAACAAAAAAGTTAGCGGTAGATCACGATCACAAAACTAATCGAGTGCGTGGGTATCTGTGCAATAACTGCAACAGGGGAATTGGTTTATTGAAAGATGATGTAGAAGTGATGAAGAGAGCGATTGTTTATTTAGAGCGCAATTTATCGAATGATGTTTAGCCTGTATTCGGGGGTAATCGGGGGTATAAATAACCTATGAAAATCTGCATAGTTTGTGAGAAAGAGTTGCCTCTTAGTAAGTTCGAGATGAACGGAAACACCCGAAGGAATCAATGCGTATCTTGTAGGTTTCAACAAAAAAAGAATCGCCCTTCTTATGATTCCGTAATAAAGCCTAAAATCAAGAATTATCGATTGAAGCAATACGGAATAACTATTGAGGATTACAACGAGATGTTAAGTAAACAGAACGGCGTGTGCGCTATCTGTAAAACTAATCCGTATCCTGATAAAAAGTTCTGTGTAGATCACGATCACAATACAGGCGTAGTTCGTGGGTTGTTGTGCGATTTATGCAATAGAGGTATCGGGTTGATGCGTGATGATGTCGTAATCCTAGCGTCTGCTATTGATTATTTAACGCCCCTCTTTTCTCAGAAGGAAGGGGTCACAGGGGAAACCTCGTTTCCCCTGATAAAAGAATAAGTTGTTTATGACCAAAGTATTTAAGAGAGAATAGAGAGATAGATACATTGATTGGTTACTAGATTGCTTGCTGGTATTAAGTGTTGGTACAACCTGATAATAGAGATCACTATCTGATTCACATAGCAACAGGTAACTAACTATGTGATGAAAAGGTACATTTGAAATAGTTAGTTAACTACCTGATAACAAGTGGCTGAGATGACTGACAGGCTGGTGGTATGCACACAGGCAATCTGTTTCAGAATGCAGTAGCCGAAGCGATCACGATGTCATGTCACCAAAATTGTCACCAAACTATTGGTACAACCTGATAACAAAGCGTGTGTTAACAACATCGCACCTGATTAGTAGTCAGGTGATGATGTGAACATTGTAAAAAATAAATTGACCCCCCCACCATTAACGCAAACACACACGATGAGCGGCCAGGTCGGAGCCATGATTGAGGGGTTTAGGCTGAGGCAGTAGCCAAAATGAGCAATAATCGGCCACATGAGCGAAATTCAGCCCCTATCTATGGCTTCTGAGCCTTGTTGCAGCACAAATTGCCCTTGTAAAGAGGAAAATGATGACAAATAGTCAAAATTTGTCGGCATCACAGTTTGGCAACACGGTAAGTGTGGCCAAGGCGTGAATATCGCCTTCATCATCGTTGCAATTGTCGTTGTTGGAGTTGCATTGTGGGCATCAGAGCAGTAATCTAGTTCTACGACTGGTAGGCGAGCACGACTTAACTTCCAAAAGTGTAGGGGACTGTCGTGAGTCCACCTACGGCCAGTTGTCAGCCAAATCCCTGCACTGCTAAATGCAGGGCTTTGTGCTGTAAAGAGCCCCCTAAAATTTTTTCTCAGTAACAACTCAAGGCAGTAGCCTTAATGCAACAATACTCACATGAGCAAGAGTGAATTCAACCAAGGTCATAGCCCAATGTGCCCAGAGTTAGGGTGCAGCAAGCCAGCAGATAGCCACATCCACCTCAGTCGTGAGGATGTCGACTCTATGCGTGGTATGGCACAGGCAGGCAAGATGGCTGCCGAGGTCGACACTCACATGAGAACTGCTCCAACAGACACCCGTGACCATGCCGCATTGAAGGCACACATGCTCTCTTCTGGCCATTACGCCCATCCGATGGATGTGCACGAGATGACTCACGAGACATTGAAGGCCTATCACGATGAAGATCACGCCAATATGGATGCAGGTCCAGCAGATGAGCGTGAGAATTACACAAACTTCGGCCACGAGCATATGCATAACGCATGAAGAATCCAAAGCCACATACCACGCTAGTATCTGGTTCTCAGTTCCAGGGCTTCCTTACATCATCAGCAGCGGGTGTGAACACGCCATCACGCACAGGTGAGGGTACAGAGCCTCGCCCAGGTATGAGCAAGCGTGATCACCGCAACATTATCGCCACAGAGTTAAACAACCATCCAAAGAAGATCGGCATGAGTATGTTTGTTGCAGGACTCACTCACATGGGTGTACAGCCTAACGAGGCTAACCTAGGTCACATCTCTGGATTAGTCAGAGGTGACAATGACAAATTTCATGAATTAGTCGGCCTTGCAAGAAAGACAGCAATCGGTGCAAAGCAGCGCAAGGTAGAGAAGAATCGTGGTATTCAAAAATGAAGCCACCAAAAGACTTAGGCAAGGCGATCGAGGCTGGCTATCAGCCTATGTTCATGACAGGTGAAGAGATCAAGACTCACTTCGCACCTCTTGAGGGTGATAAGAAGATAGTTAAACTCCCACCCAACGAGAGAGCAAATCGCTACGATCACGGTGAGCGCAAAGAGACTGATGATGAACTATGGGCTCGCAAGTTAAAGGAATCTAAGCAGACAGGATTAGAGCGCCACGGAGAGATCTCTTTTGCATTTGGAGAGCCACAGAAGTACGGAATCTCACGTGAAAGCACTCTTGCAGATAAAGCCAAGAAGTCTGGCATGCCTGGAGCGATCCACGTAGCAGATAAGCCAGGATACCCATCAGACAAGCCGCAGATACTAGGTGGTCACCACCGTGTTGCATTATCGTCAGAGCAGTTCAAGGAGCACATCTTCCCTGTTAAGTATGCGAAGAATCTTGACGAGGCTAAGGCAGATCCAGGGTACCGATGAAGTGCAAGCACATCTACGAGGTAGTCGGGGCCGTCTTCTGCCCACATTGCGGTTCTAGCACTCACGAAGTGGACTGGGCCGATGTCAATGAACAGCATCGCGCCTGGAAAGAATTTATCATTGATAATCCACAAGAGTTAACTTGGTGGAGCATATGAGTCGTTCAGCAGAGTTTGAGTCATCCCACATCGCAGCACGAGAAATCGCCCCAGGTGATTATCTCGATCCATCAGTAAAGGTACGTGTACATGCGGCCAAGATGATTGGTAATGACTTCGTCGTAGCACATAAGTTACGTGGCTCTAAGTCACCTGGCGTGTCTATGTATAAGCCAGATGACAAGGTGAGAGTGTGGCGCAAGAAGTGAGCAACCTCAATCCTCAGCAGTTTGTATCTCTGACCCATCACGAGGGCAGGTACCTCCATCATATTGACGCACATGACCAAGATGGCAACATGGTCGGATCTATGGATTGGAACAAGAGATCCAAGAGAGTGATGAACATCAGCGTCAGCACACGACTTCGTCGTCAAGGTATTGCAAGCCACATGTGGGATCTAGCAAATCAAACCGCCCAAGAAAAAGGTCAAGTAGGACCTCAACACTCCTACGAGAGAACTGACCTAGGAGATGCATGGGCAAAATCCGTAGGTGGACGTCTTCCACACAATAGGATGAAAAAATGAGCAACCTATCTCCTAAGCAGTTTCCAGAGTTGTTCCACGGATCTACCGCAGAGACGATGAAGCCTGGAACAATAATCCGCCCAGGTAATGATCGTGTCGTATGGGCAGGAACTAATCCAGAGCGTGCAGCAGACCATGTCATTGATCGTATGAATACAGGTTACCGAGGACGAGATAATAAAAAGGGATGGCATCAGCAGTCTCTGGTATCACCTGTCTATGAAGTCGAGCCATTAAAGACTGACAAGACACTGACAGATATGTCTTGGTGGAGTAAAGACTCTATAACCTCTGATAAGGGCTTCAGAGTAAAGGGCGTCAAGCGCTACGTTACTCTTGGAGAGAAGATGAGTAACGAATGAGCGCCCCAAGTAAAGAGCAATGTCGTCTATGTGACCATGACATGCAGTACGGCTGCTGTACAATAGACACCTGCAAGTGTATCTGCGAGCCACGATGACAGTGCCGAAGAATCTTAACAATGCACAGTTTGCACTCTCTAGCGAGATAGGTCATCACGCAATCACCGCTCACATCGATAGTGAGCCAGTAGGTCGTATGACATGGGCGAAAGCAACAGGCAAGATCGGTAAGGTCTATGTCAAGCCTGAACATCGCCGCAAAGGTGTAGCGACATCAATGTTTCATGCCGCCAAAGATATGGCCAGAGAACAAGGTCTACAAGAGCCATCACACTCTCAATCACGCAGTGATGCGGGAGAAGGTTGGGTACAATCGTTAGGTGAGCAAGCACCTGCTCGTGTATCTGACAGGGAGTACTACCGATGACTCTAAGCAACGATCAATTCGGTGACGTCCCTAAGACCAAGTGGGTACCTGACCAAGAGGGTCACTCAATCGGATGGCATATCCTCAAGTGGCACATACCACGAGGCAACAAAGCAGGAAAATCATTCGGCGGTGATGGCGTCTCGTCATACGACTACGAGCAGCACCACAAGATGCACATGCGTATGCATGAAGACGGAAAATTCGAGGTCGGGCACGAGCATGAGCATTTCACACCAAAGGATCGCAAATGAAGCAGACGCCTAGAGAGCCAGATCACGACCCTAAAGAACCAAGAAATCTGTCGGGCGTTCAGTTTAAGTTCATTCACGCTGGTGCACCTAAGCAGCACCCTAAGATTCACACTATGTATGCAAATGACTCAGAGGGTAGATACCTAGGTCATCTTGACTGGAATAAGCGAACTGGTCAGATTGACAACATCAACGTGATCGGGCGCATGCAAGGTCTTGGTGTTGCAACATCAATGTACGAGAAGGCAACCAAACTTGCATCTGACACTGGTATCAAATCGCCACAGCATTCAACCTTCCGCACCGACAAGGGCGATGCGTGGGCACGCAAGGTCGGTGGCAACGTACCGCCTCGTAAGGCAGAGCCAGAAGAAGAATAATCTTGTGATAGGGTCTGGGCATGATTACAGACCGCCCTTGGGGAACATATGAAGTACTAGCAACATCTGACACTCACCAGGTAAAGCGCATCGTCGTGAAGCCTGGTCAACGCCTTTCTTATCAAACACATGAACAACGCTCTGAATACTGGGTGATTGTTTCTGGAACAGGCACCGTAACACTTGACGGTATTCAATCGATGGCATTAGGTGGCGATGCATTTATTATTGAACAAGGTATCGCTCACCGTATTGCTAATACTGGAACAGAAGATCTTGTCTTTATTGAAACGCAATTAGGTATTTACTTTGGCGAAGATGACATAGTTCGTCTCGAAGACGACTTTGGTCGTGCATGATGGAAAAGACATGGACTTATAGAGAAGCAGAACTACGTGAAGAGATTGCACAAGCGATTGAGGCATGGGGATTCATAACTTCATATGACCCTAAGTCTGAGTTAGGAATGGCACAAGACGCAGCATTTAGACAAGCACGTGCTGCCTATGCACAGATTGCACGTGACTAACAATGACGCACGATGATGACATAAGCACAGAGGATTACAAACGATTAAGTAAGTACTTCAAACGTACTGGCATCTTTCGTGTGTATCTACTACTTCGCCCACCTATTGCACGTACCCAACTAATGCTTGAGTTTGTGATTAGAGGCCGAGTTCTTTTTACAGTAAAGTTGTGGAAACGCAAACACAGCATTTTTAATGAGGAAGACAAATGAGACATAGAGAAACCTTATGCTTTACCCCCAGAAAGTATTTTCAACAACCTGGAATGCTATGGCAATGCGATTGCGGCAAGGTGTACAGGTTTAGAAAGAAGTACGGCATGAAAGGTGGAGGAGTGAACAGATATTGGGAAGAAGTTAAGGAGAAGAAGTGAGCATAACACTTGGCGTTATTATCGGGTTAGTTGTTATGGATTTTGTAGGACTTGCATTTGCGCTTTATGGTTTAGGTATGGCAAAAGGATGGTGGAAATGAAAATTGGTCCATACACATTACGCAAGCCATGGGTTAAGTACGTAAATGTAGAGTTAGACTTTGAGAATCAATTAACCAGAGCAATCATTAAGTCAATTCGAGCAGACATTATTGCAGATATTATTACTTTGGATCTTTGCGATCAAGAGTGCGAGGTTATTGATTACCTTGAAAGAACCTCACGACCATGATTGTTCATCTATCTAAAGAAGAAGTTCGTGCATGTGCAGACATTGCATTAAACCGATGGATGATGAAGTTCGGCAGTATTGACCGACCTAACTATGCAGGCGACAATAAGAAGTACCTAGAGCCAGAGATTGCGGCAAATGTACGAACTATCGTTGCAGAGTATGCAGTTGCTAAGTTATACAAGCAGCCCTTTACATTTCCGTTTTATACCAATGAGGAACATTATTTCAGAAAAGACTTTCCTGATGTAATGCCATGCTATGAGGTCAAATCAATTCGCACCAAAGATGCGATCCCATTATTTCCTAAGGATGTCAGACCAGGGGTGATTCTGGTAGGGGCACGGGTTCTAGACCGTGATTACTATTCAGAGGTCGAGGTTTATGGCTGGCTTCCTACTGAAGAGTGCACCAAGGACGAGTATCATTATGCTCCAGAGAATTCCTGGCGAATTCCTCTCGACAAGTTTAACGACACTATTCCAGGCTAGGAGAACCATGGCTGACAAAGGCACAGCAGCAGCAATCATCGAAGTTGCTCGTAAAGAAGTAGGGACTATTGAAGGTCCAAAAGATAATGAGACCAAGTACGGCGCCTTCACCAAGGCTAACTACCTAGCATGGTGTGGCTCATTCGTTATGTGGTGCGCTCATCAAGCAGGTGTAAAGGTTCCTAACACAGTTTCTACTGTTGCAGGAGCAGCGGCGTTTAAGAAGATGGGCACATGGTTTGACGCAGACTGCGGTCAATCACCACAACCAGGAGATATTCTGTATTTTGATTTCCCAGGAGACGGCGTCGATAGAATTTCTCACGTAGGTATCTGCACAGGTATTGACTCTGATGGTGTTGTCAACACTATCGAGGGCAATACATCTGGCAAGAAGAAGGGCGACCAGCGCAATGGTGGCGAGGTATGCGAGCAGACTCGTGGCTATAAGCCAAACAAGAAGAAGGTTCTTGTCTCAATCGTTGGTTGGGGTCGTCCTAACTACTCAGGCAACGAAGTCCAGGCTGAGATCCCTATGCCAGAGGCCCCAGCGTTCCCTGGACAGATCAAGCCAGGTGCCAAGGGAGAATCTGTCAAGATTGTCCAGAAGGCTCTAGGATTGGCTGCAGACGGCGATTACGGCCCAGCGACAAAGAAGGCAGTTGTTGCATTCCAGGATAACCACGATATTGTTGACTCAAACGGCATCGTTGGCCCTAAGACTTGGGCAGAATTGGTCAAAATGCTCTAATTGGACATTACCCAAGAACCCCTCTAGACCTGATAGTCTAGGGGGGTTCACTTATGTAGAGGAGAGTCATGACAACGATTGCTGCCATTCAGGGAGACGGTTGGGTTGTAATGGGAGCCGATTCACAGGGCACCTACAACGAGTACCGTAATGTCTTTATGAAAGACCACAAGGTAATTGATAACAACGGAATCTTAATCGCTGGTTGCGGCATAGGTCGAGGTATGAATCTCCTACAACGTGGATGGAAAGCACCAAAGCCACGTGTTGGAATGACAGATGATCAGTTAGACACATGGATGATAAAGACCTTCATCCCTGGAATGCGCCAAGTCTTTGTTGATGGCGGTTATGACATGAAGGATGACGGAGATTACGCACAGTTTGAGAACGTCTTCCTTGTAGCAGTTCAAGGAACCCTATACATTATTGATGAGGACTACTCACTAGATCGTGATGCTCGAAACTACTTCGCTACTGGAAGTGGCGGAGACTTTGCCCAAGGCTCTCTTTACAGTGCTGGAAACAAGATCTTTACAGACATTGAACTGGCTAAGAAGGCTATGACTACTGCCGTTAATGCAGCCAAAGAGTTTGACACCAACTCTGGCGGAGAGACCCGTATCTACGTTCAAGAGTTCTAAGTAACCGTTTGTGATGCGGGTCACACCAGTTGTGAGTTAGATTAGTCACACAACTTAATAAGTGGCTCCTGAGCAAGAGCACGCAAAAACTGCTCCTTTATTATGTTAAGATTTTGGAATGTCAAAAACACAAGATAAGCGTTTACAGAGAAAACAAGACCACGCCGAGTTCTGCTGGAAGCAGGCACAACTCAAGGCAGCAATGGCCAAGACCAATCTAGATTTGGCCGTAGAAACTTTTAAGGATTTAAATAAAGAGATGACAGCAGAACAAATTCAAGCAACCCAAGAACAGACAGAAATTCAGTACAAGCGCATTGAAGAGTACCTAATGAGCGAAAAAGAACTCTATTTAGAACGTATGGGCATCCAACAGGACTGATAATAGGACTTAAATCCTGAGGGGGAATCGAGACAGGTTATGTTCATGAAGAGTCTAAACAATGTGTTGATGCGTATTGTTGCGGTATTTGCAGCAAGCGGTCTTGGTGTTATTGGTGCTGGTGCAATCGCTGGTATCTCAACTATCAAGGCTGTAACAGTCGCAGGTCTCACAGCAGTTGCAGCAGTTGTAGAAAAGTTGGCCCGTGCTTTTATGGACGATGGAAAACTAACTCTCGACGAAATCAACGCAGCATTCTCAAGCGTTGACAAGGGTGCAAAGACTGTGGCAGATGTAGAAGTTGAAGAACGTCAAGCAGCAGACAAAGCAGCAAAGGCTGCACCTGCTAAAGAAGACGATCCAAACTACAACTAGTCTCTAGTTGAGTAGAAGCCTCCACCTTTGAAGGAGAGGCCGAAAGAATTAAAGACACGCTGAAGAGCGTAGCCGCACTTGTCGCAGTGATAACCAGGATCTGCCTCAGTGATGCTACGCTCTTTTTCGTAATCTAAATCGCACTGAATGCATGAGTACTCGTATCTAGGCATTAATCTTCTCCGTCTATGTGGTCGTTTTCGCAATCTCTTGCAAGAGTCATTACTACGTATCGTTTGCCGCATATACTACAAGAAAACTTTGCAATGTAGGCGGCATCATCCATCCCGCTATTATGTCCTTACACGGAGAGATAAAGGGGGCAAAATAGGATCATGAACGGAAACCTGTCAACAAACCAGTTCTCTAGCATTACTGAGAGCAAGCAGGCTATGCCAGAAACTACAAGATTTGATGGCCCAGGAGGACTAGAGCCAAAATCAGGCGATAATTTTTCTCAAAATAAAAGCATCTCAATTCCTAAACCAGGATTTAGCGGATGACAACCACCACTACACACGATCCGCTTTCTGCACTTGATCGTTGTGATAAGTGCGGAGCGCAAGCATTGGTACGAGCAACCCTTGCAAATGGTGAACTCTATTTCTGTGGACATCATGGTCGAGAGATGAGTAGCAAGTTGGTTGCGTCTGCTTTAGTTGTTTACGATCCAGAAGGCGTCTTTAATTATGGAAGATAGATATGAAACTGGTAAAGGACTCTTTGGTGGTCCTGGTGGTACTTACGGTCGTTACTCTGTGGGAAGTCGTGTTACGGCGCAAGGAAAGAATCTAAGAAATCTTTCTACACAATTTGGTAATGCAGAAGATATCGAAGAACAACAGCGTCGTCGATTTGGTCGTCGTCATGAGTCTGGTTATTCAGGTGCAGGATTTTGGTTTTGGAACTATCCAAACATGGTAGGTGCAATCGGTGCAGGAACTGATCCACACGAAACTGGAAAAGATCAAGATCAACCAATGAGTGGTTCAAGTGATGCAGCATCTGCAACTAGTGGTGCAGGTAACGGTGGAACTGCTGCAGGTTTTATCGGAGGTTTGGGTACGTGAGTGACAAAGTTCCACAACTCAATAGAAAACCTTTAACTGTTAATCCAAACAGACAAGCACGTAAAACTGAGTTTGGTTTTAATGCAAATCTTGGTTATAAGTCTGTAGCAGAACCAACAACTATGTCGTGGGCTAATCGTGGTAAAGGTGTACAAGGAGAATCAGTAAACTCTCAAAATGTTGCCTCTAAGTTTGTCGTTAGAAAACCAGGCAAGGCGCTATAATTCCGTAAGAGGGCAATAAGTATTCCGAGGGGAAAACTTGAGACCATTGCGTTTATTCGCAACACTATTTCTCACAACAGTTCTTTATTTATTAGGTCAATCAACTTCGTATGCAGATGATGTCGTGCCACCTGCCCCAGAACAGGTGGTCGTTAGTCCTGCCCAAGCAGCGGTAAACACTGCACTGGCTACAGCAACGGTTGAGGTTGCTCAAGCAGTTGCTGCATCAGATACAGCCACAGCAACAGTAGCAACAGCAGTAACTGCAGTTACAACCGCAAACACAGAAGTTGCTCAAGCAAATACCGCAGTAGCAACAGCAGTTGCAGCGGTTGCAGAGGTTGCAAACACCAGTTCGATTGCACCAACTGCAGCCACAGTAACACAAGACGTTACTACTGCAGTAGCAGCAGTAACCAATGCAGTCGCAGCAATACCTGCAAATGCAACAACAGCAACCTCAGAGGTTACAACTGCACAGACTACTGTTACAGAAGCAACAGCAACAGTAGCCGCAGCAACAACAACTTTGGTTGAGGCTGTAGTTGCAGCATCTACACCTGCAGCAAGCGCTACACCAACACCCGAAGTAACAATTACCCAGGTTGCAACTCAAGTAGCAACAGAGGCGGCACAAGCAGCAACAGCAACAACTGCCGTACAGAATGCAGCAACTCAAATACAAGAAGCAAGCACTGCAGTAACAGCCGCAACTACAGCCGTTGCAGCAGTTTCTCCAGCACGTACGGAAGCACAAACTCAGTTAACACAAGCCAACGTAGCAATTAACAACGCACAAGATGCAGTCAACGCACTAGCGGCAACTATTGGTGCTTCAACAAACGTGTTAGCAAACACTGATGATGCTGGCGTTCGTATGAACCTACCGTTTAATTTACGTATGGGTAATACTGTTTACAACAATGTCTACGTAGGATCTAACGCAACTATTACTTTTGGCGTTAACGAAGGCGGAAACTACTACTCAACACCTTCTGCACCATCTATTTCTATTGCAGGATATGACTGGACCACATGGAGTAATGGCTCTGGCGTTACTTACTCAACAACTACTAATACCCTTACTGTTGCTTGGGATGTGCGTCCATACCCTCAAATGACTGCAGATACACAGATGACTCAAATTCGTTTTAACGCCGATGTCAATCCAGCAGATGGGGCATGGGCAGCCGACGTAAGCGTTACTGGCCCAATCCCAAACGGTGCTCGCTTTAACATTCGTCCAACTACTAACGGAACAATTATTCCAATTATTGACACAAACTCTGGTCCTGGATTTAACGGAACTATTAGCCAAGGTGCGCCATTTACACCAATTCCAGACCCAAGTACTGCTGCAGTTCAGTCTGCAATTGATACTGCAAATGCACAGATCGCAACTTTAAATGCTGCGATTACAAACGTGGTTGCTGCTAATACTGCAACTGCAACAGCAGCATCACGAATTGCCCCAGTAACCGCAGTATCTGCAAACACGGTTACAGCATTAAACACAGCCACTACAGACTTGACTACTAAAGTTGAGAACCTTGCAGTTGTTTCTACTGCAGTTGACAAGGTAGTAACAGCGCCAACAGTTATTGAATCAGCACAAACAACTATTACTGCTATTCCTGCTCCCGCTCCAGAACCTGCGCCCACTCCTGCTCCCACACCACAACCACAGCCAGAGCCACAACCCCAGCCAACACCAGACCCAACACCATCCCCAGAACCAACACCTGAACCTCCTACTCCTGATCCAATTCCTGAACCACCTGTAAATCCTCCTGATACTGACACAGGTCCTGATATGCCTCCTCAACCTTCTGAAGAGCCTCCTGCACCTGCGGAGGAACCACCAGTACCTGTTGAGGAGCCACCAGCAACTGCTGAAGAACCACCTGCGACTGCTGAAGAACCGCCTGTAGCAATTCCTGATCCTGATGGTTCGATTGGTGAACCAGAAACTCCAGCCGAGCCACCAGTAGACCCAGCGCCTGAACCTGAACCTGAGCCTGCTCCTGAACCTGCTCCTGCGCCAGAACCAGCGCCTGAACCAAAGCCTGAACCTGCTCCTGCACCTGAACCTCCTGCTCCTGCTCCTACACCAACTGTAGCAGAGGCTGTTAAAGATGCGATGGCAGATGGAAAACTTACAAACGCTGAGAAGGCTGTTGTTGCTGAGGCACTTATTGCTGCAGTTGCACCAGGTCAAGCAGTCAGTGCTGCAGACATAAAAGAAGCAGGACTTGAATACAAAGATCTTCCTCCAGCAACTCCTGTAGAGGTTCGCACCGATGAGAAGGGTAATGAAGTTATCATTACTGCAGAAGTTGCGGCACAAGTTGAATTGTTACAAGATCCAGGCGCATTATTATCAACAGCACTATCTGATCCAGGCGCAGCGTTAGCAGCCCTTGGAAGTATCGGTGCAGATATGTCACCAGAAGAACGTGAAGAAGCGACAAAGATGGTTGTTGCAACAGTGATTGCATCTGGCGCTGCGTTGAACGCAGTAGGTGCAGCAGCAGGAGCAGCAACTGGTGGTGCCACTGGAGGATCACGAAGTGGTGGCGGTGGTTCTGGTGGCGGTAGCGGTGGCGGTGGAGGCGGTTCTAGTGAGAGCAAAGCAATGAGACGAAGAAAGGAAGCAATATGAGAATCCTAAAAGACATGGTTGACCAACTATGGACTCTCCTTGGAATGTTCATTGCATGGGTCGTACTCGACGGAAGTGCAAAGACTATCGTTGGATACGCCATTATTGGAACAATCTTTGCTTGGGTCATTACGTATCCCCTGCGTAATCGAGACGAATAAGGGATTATTAGGCGAGGGCACTTAGTAAGGAGAAACATGGATATCAACGTACTTAAGGCTGCAGGAGCAACTTGGCTTCGTGCATCTGTTGCTGCAGTAGCAGCACTCTACATGGCGGGCATCACAGACCCAAAGACATTGGCTAACGCTTTTGTTGCAGGTCTACTTGGACCAGCAGCAAAGTTTGTAAATCCAAAAGACCCATCATACGGTTTCGGCAAGAAGTAATTTAAAGGAGAAGCACCAGTGACAAATACCTTTGCAACTATTGGCATTGTTGCTGGTGCTCTCATTAGCATCGGAGTGCTCTTGAGCCCATTGTACAAAAAACTAAAACGCTTTATGCAATGGATGGAACGATTCATGCGTGACTGGGAAGGCGAAGAAGCCTCACCAGGACGTGATCGAGTTCCAGGTGTAATGGAGCGCCTTAATAAGATGGATGGCGAACTCAGCCAGAATGGCGGCTACACAACAGTCAAAGACCGAGTAGATCGTCTCTATGAAAACCAGGCACGGGTGATTGAGACCCAAGAAAAGATGCTAGAAGCCTTTGTAGAGATGGGTGAGCGTCTTATTGCCATTGAAAATTGTTTGACAGACACAAAGACTGAACCCCGTATTTAAGGGAAGATAGACCCATGAATGAGATAAATCCTTTCCTATCTGTAAGCCGCATGATCGGTGACCAGTACCGTAAGGGTGCTCGTCAAGCACGAGACATCAGCGTCCATCACGACCTTCAAACTGCACTAGCAACACATGCAGTTCAGTACGAGGCGGTAACTCGTCAAGCAGCACAACAGGCACGTTTGACTGAGCGCTCAGAAAAGAATCGCTCATCAAGAGCAACAGAGTTTTTTGGCATGGTTCATTCACACGCACAACCAGGAAAGCCAGTGTCAATTAAGCACGGAGACATTCACGCTAGTTACACACCTGCTGCTCCTGCAGTACCTGCTGCTCCTAAGCCAGGAAGAGTTCCTGTGAAGAAGAACAGGGGCGGAAAGAGCCCTCGCTAATGGCTGGCCAACTTGACAAGGGCCACGACTCTTACAGCCACTTTAACGACGGAGTCAACAGTCGTGTAAATCCCATGACTGCAATCGATAAGAAGATTCTAAATTTTGCTGTTAAGATTGCAAACAACCCAGTAACAAAGACTCACGGTCAGATCCTCCGTAACTTCGGAATGTATCCTCCAGAGTTTTGGACAAGGGCTCAGAATCTTTCTGGTCATCCAGAAGTTCCTGAAGAACACAAACAAAAACTTGCTGAAATGTTTCCAGACCCATCACGTCCAGGACCTATGGGTGGCGGTGCTGATGTGAACACAGAGAGCAAAAAGTTTAGTCATGGATTGGAGTGGTAATGAAGTGTGTCAACTGCAGTAGACCAGCACTTTTTGAGTATCGCTTAACTGAAGAAACATCTATCTTTTATTGCGATAAAGATTTGCCAAAGTTCTTAGAAGAAAGAAAAAAGGCAGGTCTATTAACTCTTACTCAAGAGTACAAAGATTCGGCCAAGACAGCGTTAGAGGCTGTAACTTATGAGCCTTCTATTCCAGCATCGACAGATGAGGCTCCTAAGAAGAAGACCATTAAAAAGTCGGCAAAGTAAATGAAGGTCATACGCAAGTTTGCGATACAAGGCCATGAAATTCCATCATCTGCTCACAGTCCTAGAGGACCATTTCCTCCAGAGGTTCTAGCAGGTCCTCAGATGGACCCTTCCGAATATCACTCTGATTCACTCCATGTAGGGTTAGATGACATCAGATTCTTCAAATGCAAGGAATGCCACACAGTTCTAGAAACAAATGAACTTGAAGACCATGATTGCGATGATTTTAAGTAGACTTGTCATGCCTCTAAGCGCATGAGGCTTTAACTTCTCTAGAGAAAGCAGACTATTCATGGCAACAAATAACAACGGTAATCTTCTAGATTCCGCAGGTGAGGTCGCTATTGACTTCGTATGGGGTAACTTCCCTATTCAACCAAATGATGCTCGTCCAAACACAACAGCAGAGCGTCTAGATCCAGCATTAGATAGCCACATCATCGCTCTTTCAGGATGGAATGGCTACCCACAGTACACACCAGATACACCAGGAGAAGATGTAGCAGGTTCAACTGACTATATCCTTACTCCAAATGTTCTTGGTCTTACAACAGCACTTGCACAAGATGCGTTGAAGGATGCGTCATTCGGAACAATCACTGTGAACACAGCAGCAACAAACGCTGCTAAGTCAATTACAGACGTTGACCGTGCTGAGGGCTCAACAACTGCTCGCATTACAGCAACAGGTGCAACTGCAGCATACCCAGTTGGTACAAAGATCACAGTCGCTTCAACAGGAACTGTTGATGGAACTTGGACTGTAACTGCAAACGAAAGCACCGATAAGGTTTACTTTGTTACAAATGCAAGCACAGCATTGTCTACAGGAACTGGTTCAGTAATTGGTGTTCCAGGAACAATCAAGGCACAGTCAATTGCAGCAGCACAGAACAACATTGTTCCAGGTTCTGTAATTAACATTACACCTTGGGCAGCAGCATCCTAATCTGATAGGATAAAACAATGGTACGTCCAGTAGGCGGCAGGGCTGTAAGCGGTCAACGCACATCCCTGCCGTCTTCTGACGAACTGAACCTTGCTATTGGTAAACAATTTGGTCCAAGACAAATAGCAGGTATTGAAAAGATTACAGGTCCTTCTTATGGCGGACTTCCAGCAGCAGCCTCTTATGGTGAGTTTGATGAGATCATCTCTGTAATAAATGCAAATGACACGTTGGAGTACTACGATCCAACTACAGGCAATAACTACAACAACCTTGCTCAACTAGAAGGATCTCAAGATGGAGAAGATGAGACTCCAGCAGAATTGACTTTAGTTCCAACTTCAACCACTAACCCAGAACGTCCTCGTACCGTGGCCGCTGGTTACGACAAAATTGATAATAAAATTACAGTTGTATTCCGTGATGGAACCTTCTACAACTACTACCAAGTAACCCCAACAGAATGGCAGGCGTTTAAAGCCCGTGTATCAAAGGGACGTTACATCTACAGTTATTTAGACTCAAAGCCTCGTGGACCTGCCGATGTTGTTGGAATCTCTGCAACAGCACGCAAAGCATTTTATCGCCTTGCTCGTGGATCTCAGGTACACTACAAAGGCAAACCACAAAAACTCCCTAAACCAAAGAAACCGTGATATGCCTAAGGTACACAACATCGGATCAGTATTCGTTCAAGTAACTCGGTTCCCGTATGAGTGGGGAAACAAGGTTGTTGTACGTGGTTGGTCCCAAGAAATTGAAGAACCATTTAGAACTGCTAAACCGTTCATAGTACGTTTACCCAAGTACCATGGACTAGTCTTAGGCAAGTGGGGAGCCATGAAGGACGAAGAAGAAGCACTAAGCGGAGCACTAGCAAGACGGGAAGTTACATATGAGGATTTTACGGAAGAAGCAGGTTGGACACCAGCCCCAGACTCGGATCGAGAAGCGAGTGTCGATGGTCTCTACTCCAGATTTGATCTCTTGGATGGAGCAAGCAATGTTTACAATCGGAAAGAGCATCTCGACATGGCAGAGGCACCAGAGCGAGGCTGATCTTGATGAGGTAGTCATGGGCGCTGAAGCCTTCTACGCTATTGCCAAAGAATTAAAGCGACGTTCACAGAGTTCACTATGACCTTTGATGATGAGAAGTTTGAAGAGATAAGTCCTGAGTTCTATCAACAGGATGAACAGACTGAGCCTGAAGCAATCGATGAGCAGTTAGATGAACTGTCTCAGCAGTTTGTTGACAAACTCGTTGATAAAATTATGGACTTCCTCAAGGTTCTTGTAGGACACGATCTTCATCCTTACCAAAAGCCTCTAGCACGTCGCATTATTGAGTCCGTCATCATTAACGATGGCGAAGAAATTACAGCGTTAGCATCTCGTCAGTCAGGAAAGTCAGAGACTGTTGCTGACACAGTAGCCACACTCATGGTGTTACTTCCAAGATTGGCAAAGTTATACCCAGACTTACTTGGTAAGTTTAAAGATGGCTTATGGGTAGGGCTATTTGCTCCTACTGAAGGACAGGCAGAAACTTTATTTGGTAGAACAGTAACTAGACTTACCTCAGAGCGTGCAATAGAAATCCTTGGCGATCCAGAAATTGACGATCAAACAGCACGTGTGGGTGGAGTAACTCGTCAGATCAAGTTAAAGAAGTCTGGCTCTAGCATCATGATGATGACTGCAAACCCTCGTGCAAAGATTGAGTCTAAGTCATTCCATTTGATCGTGATTGATGAGTGCCAAGAGGCTGATGACTTTGTAGTCTCTAAGTCAATCTCTCCGATGCTTGCGTACTACGCAGGAACAATGGTAAAGACTGGAACACCTACAACTAGTAAGAACAACTTCTATAAAGCAATCCAAATGAATCGACGTCGTCAAACGACTCGTGGTAATCGTCAGAATCATTTCCAGTGGGACTGGAGAGATGTTGCAAAGTTTAATGACAATTACGAGAAGTTTATTAGAAAAGAGATGCTACGCATCGGTGAGGAATCAGATGAATTTCAAATGTCGTACAACTGCAAATGGCTTCTTGAGCGAGGCATGTTTGTTACTTCGAACATTATGGACGACTTGGGCGACACTTCTCAGGAACTGGTTAAGGTATGGCATAAAACCCCAGTCGTTGTCGGCATCGACCCTGCTCGTAAAACTGACTCTACAGTCGTTACTGTGGTTTGGGTTGATTGGGATCGTCCTGATGAGTTTGGTTACTTTGATCATCGAGTCCTTAACTGGCTAGAGATGCAGGGAGACGATTGGGAAGAGCAGTATTTCCAAATCGTAAACTTCCTCAGTAACTATGACGTCCTCGCTATCGGCGTAGATGCCAACGGTGTAGGTGATGCGGTAGCGCAACGTCTCAAGTTACTTATCCCTAGAGCAGAAGTTATGTCCTTAACCTCCAGCCCTAGTGAGCAATCCAAACGATGGAAGCACCTGCAAGCCCTGATTCAAAGAAAAATGGTTTCATGGCCTGCTCATGCAAAGACACGACGTCTAAGAACTTGGAAAAGGTTTTATCAGCAGATGGTTGATGCAGAAGTTTCGTTTAAAGGACCGAATTATTTGGTTGCTGCTCCTGATGAGTCTTATGCTCATGATGACTTTGTAGACAGTCTAGGAATAGCCTGCAGTCTTACCCAAGACCTAGTGATGCCTGAGGTCGTTGCTTCTAGCAATCCGTTTTTTTAACTAACATGTGATACCATTATTGGTATGAATAAAACAAGCAACTTGTGTGAAGTAAAAGAATGCGTAAAACAGGCCAAATCAGTAGGCCTATGTTCTATGCACTACGCTAGAAAACGCCGTCATGGAACTGTGGGATTGGCTAAGGAACAGAGGGAAAAACCTAATCAAGTTTGTTCAGTTGTAGAGTGTGGAAAAAAGGCATATGGGAAGTCTTTATGCTCTAAACATTGGCAAAGACTTCGTGCAAAAGGTACTTTGGAGGATCCTCCATCCCCAAAAATTGGTTGTAAAATTTTGAAGTGTACGAGTAACCACTTTGCGAAAGATATGTGCGAAAAGCATTACATGAGGCAAAATTGGTTGATAAAAGCATACGGAATAACTATGGATGACCTACTTGAGAAAATAAAGGTACAAGACAATAGATGCAGTATTTGTAAGAACGAGTTTGACCTAAGTGCCCCTCAGTTTATCCACGTGGACCACAGCCATTCTACTGGGAAAGTACGGGACATCCTATGTCACTACTGCAACACTGGGCTTGGGATGTTCAAGGAAAACTCAGACTTTTTAAAGTCAGCAATTAAGTACCTAAAAAAGCACAGCAATTAGCAACATCGACTCTTACAAAAGGTGGAAACTATGTACTAAGGAAAAGGCCTTTCCAATACATCCTTAAGGAGTAAATATGACAATCTCACCAGCACCTCGCTTTCCAGAGCGTGCACCTCAGATCTACGAAATGAAAGAGTCTGGCAACGCAACTCGTCGTGGACCACTACGTTTTGAAGAAGGAATCGCAACTGACACAGATGTGCCAAACGATTTCCAGACAGGAATGATGTCAGGTTCTGCAACAGCACCTGGCCGTCCAAACCGCAACGCACCAGTGTGGCAGAAGTCTGCTGCTGAAACTCTTTCAGAGCGTGCACATGTAGGATCAGCATCATGGGTAGAAGCACCAACATATCTTGGTGAGTTTGCACATGGAACAATGAACGATTACTCAGGTGCTCAGATTGAGACTGCAGTTCGTTCAGGTGGACGTACACAGCGTATGTCTCCAACAGTCGTAAACGACTAATAGTTTAGTAAGCACGCCGACCCACCCTTACACTAGTGTGAGGGTGGTTAGGCTATCCTTGGAGGAGATATGAGAAAACCAGCAAACCCAAAGTTGTACGCAACTATTGTTGCTATGGCTCGTGCGAAGTACTCGTCGTATCCAAATCCAGGTGCATCAGCATGGGTGCATAAGAAGTACGTACAAAGCGGTGGACAGTTTATTGAGACCACTGAAGCAACACGTCGTGCAGGTATGGAAAAGAAGAAAGCCGACAAAGAAAAATCAAAACACTTGGAAGAGAAAAAAGACGTTAAGAAAGATAAGAAGAAGAAGTAATGTCATTTCTTGACTTTAGTCCTCCATCGTATAGAGCAGCCTCTAGCGACTTAACTATCTCTATTTCACCACTTGGTTTGGTGGAACTTGCTGATGAAGAATTTGAAGTACACGGTCCACGCCTCAATCGTTACTCGCTGAACTGGGCGATGTACCTTGGTCATCACTGGGGTTACCGCCGTGAACAAGGCGAAATGCAGATTGCAGTTAACTACTATCGTGCATTTAATGACTATCTTTCACGTTTTACATTTGGTAACGGATTACATTTTCGTTCTCCTAAGGCAACAGAAGCAATTGTTCCAGACCGCTTAGAGCGTATCTGGGAAGTAGACAACGACAAGATGCGTGTACTACTTGAGATGGGTCAACAAGGCGGCATCACTGGTGACGTATTTGTTAAAGTTGCCTACGAAGAACCATGGACTGACTCTGCTGGACACTTCCATCCTGGTCGTGTTCGTTTACTACCAATGAACTCTTCATTCTGCTTCCCTGAGTTTCACCCACACGATCGAACACGCCTATTGCGTTTTAAGCAGAAGTATCGTTTCTGGGGAACATCACTAGAAGGTACACGTCAAGTGTTTACCTATACTGAGATTTTGACTGACGACGTTATTGAAGAATACGTAAACGACGAGTTGATCGACTCTCGTCCAAATCCACTTGGACTAATTCCAGTGGTACACATACCTAATGTTCCTGTTTCAGGATCGCCGTGGGGTCTCTCGGACGCACACGACATCATCACTATCAACCGTGCATATAACGAAATTAGCACTGATGTCGCTGACATCATTAACTACCACGCATCACCAGTAACGGTGATCGTGGGTGCTAAAGCCTCTAACTTGGAAAAGGGTGCTAAAAAAGTCTGGGGCGGTCTTCCAAAAGATGCTCAGGTTTTCAATCTTGAAGGTGGCGCCCAAGGTATTGACGGTGCTTTGAAGTATCTTGAACTTCTAAAGCGCTCAATGCATGAAATTATGAACATCCCAGAAACCGCACTGGGACAAGTTCAAGCAATCTCTAACACTTCAGGTGTTGCACTTTCTATTCAGTATCAGCCATTGATGAACCGCTACTCACAAAAGGTAGCGCAGTACGGCAAGGGACTAGAAAGAATCAATGAACTTGCACTTCGTACTCTGTTCCTCAAAGAGCCAGAGACTATGCTCTACAACCCAGAGTTTGATGGTCCAATCAAAGAAGGTCAGTTACCACAACTAGATCCTAATGACCCAATCTCTTACATGAATTACGCTCACTTCCCACAACCACTGCCTCTTGACAAGTTGATTGCGCTTAACGAAATCCAGACTAAGTTGGGTATGGGTCTTGAGTCTAAGGAGGGTGCACTCCGTACTCTTGGTGAGGAATTCCCAGAGGAGAAGTTGGAAGAGATTCGTCAAGAACTTATCTCTGATGCCCAAGCAGATGGCGCTCTACAACTTGTTAAGATTCAAATTCAGAAGCAGATTATGGACATGACTGGCATGATGCCAGGACCTGATGGCAACTCTGCTATCCCAATGCAGCCTACCCAACTAGGAGATGGCGACGTTATGGGTGATGGAGTTATTGGTGCAGAAGATCCAAAGAACCCAGAGAACGCAGCAAGCCAAGAGACTAAGGGAATCGAAGTCCAGGCTGAAGCAGACCTGCGTAACAAACTTGTCACCGATGCCTATGGAACCAAAATTCCACAGCGCAGAACAGTAGACAGGAAAGAATAAGATTCTGATAAAAAATCAGAGTATACCGAGATTTTTGTATTGAAATGTAATGCAATTATCTCGTAATAAAACCCAGTGGCACGCCGCAAGGCATTCGGACAAAGACCCAGAAAATATAGGTGATTACTATGGAAAACCAAGTAGAAACCGCTGACCTACTGTCTCCGCAACTAGCAGAAGCAGTAACAGCACAAGAAGTTTTTCAGAATGAGGTGAGTTCTGTGTATACCGCAGATGACATTGCTAAGGCTCGTGAGCAAGAAAAGGCAAAGTTATATCCTCAGATGGAAAAGATGAAAGAAGAACTTGCAGCAGCAAAGGCTCGTGCTGAAGAAGCAGCAGCCAAAGAAGCAGAGCGTGAAACCCTTCGTATTGCTCTTGAAAAAGATGCAGAGGCAAAGCGCAAGCAAGAAGAAGAAAGTGAACTATCGTTCAAAGAACTCCTCGCAAAGAAGGAGCAAGAATTTAATTCTCAACTAGAGAATGAACGTCTTGAAAGAGAACGTGCATTTGCTCTACTAGAGCAAGAGCGCAGGTTCCAAGAACTAATGAATTACCGTCAAGATCGTCTGGAACAAGAGCGGGATAACATCGTTCCTGAACTAATCGACTTGATCCAAGGTAATACTCCCGATGAAATTGAGAGCAGCATCGCTACTCTCAAAGACAAGTCTTCAAGTATCTTGCAGTCTGCTCAAGCAGCCATGCAGAATGCGAAGCAACAAATGGCAGGTACTCGAATTACCGCACCTGCCTCAGGACCCCTCGATAATGACTCGTCACAACAATCGTATACACCCGATGCAATTCGGGACATGACAATGGCCGACTATGCGAAACAAAGAGCCAAACTACTTGGCACTGCAGCCAGCAATCGTGGTCAGGGACTGTTCGATCAGTAATCCCTTCCAACTAACCCATTAAGAAAGGACTTGACCTAAATGGCAAGTGCAATTACAGGTACTGGGCAACTCGCAGGAGCGCCTACAGCGTACTCAGGTTCAAACTCATCTTTGAACCAAGCAATTCAAACAATCTGGAGCAAGGAAATTTTGTTCCAGGCAATGCCAATTCTTCGCTTCGAGCAATTCGCAGTTAAGAAGACAGAACTAGGTGTAGCACCTGGTCTCCGTGTGAACTTCCTCCGTTACAAGAACTTTGGTATCGATCCAACACCTCTAACTGAAGGTGTTCGTATGACAACCAACGCTCTAACAGCAGAGCAGATCGCAATCACAGTTGCAGAACACGGCTACGCAGTAGCAGTTTCTGAACTACTTCTTAACGCATCATTCGATGACGTTATGGCGTCAGCATCACGTCTTCTAGGTCGCCACATGGCACAGTACCTAGATGTACAGGCTCGCAACACACTATCAGCAGCAACATCAGCAGTATTTGGTTACGACCGTACTGGCCTACAAGGTGTTAATGACTGGTACAACGAAGGAACACCTGCATCATCAATCTCAGCACTAGATGGTAACTACAAGTTGTCAACAGGTGCTGTAAAGGATGCTGCTCTTACCCTTGCTGGTAAGAACATCCCTCGCTTAGGTGAGACATACGTACAGTTCGTACACCCAAAGCAGTCACGTGACATTCGTTCGAACCCAGAGTTCATCGAAGTTACAAAGTACGCTGCTCCAGGAAACTTCATGCTCGGTGAAATCGGTCGTCTATACGACGTAGTATTCATCGAAACAACACAGGTTAAGAAGTTGGCTATCAATGCTGCTTACACAACATCAACATCTGTTGGTGTTCCAGCAGATCAGTACAGCGTTCCTGTCAAGGCTAACACAGCCCCAGGTAACGGTGGAAACCCAGAGTCTGCAGATTTCACAGCAGAAAAGGGTTACCTAACTAACGCTACTGGTAACGGTGCTGAAGTTTACGAATCAATCATGATTGGTGACAACGCATTTGGTCACGCAATCTCTCTTCCAGTTGAACTACGTGACGGTGGAGTTCTTGACTTCGGTCGTGAGCACGCTCTTGCATGGTACGCAATCTGGGGCCTAGGTGTAATCACCGATCAGGCTATCGTCAAGGTTTACACAAACTAAGACAAGTTTTACAGATGTCTGGGGACCCTACTCCTTCCTGGGTCCCCAGGCATCAATAACCAATCTACTTTAGGAGAATAAATACCGTGGCAAATACACCAGTAAGTCCTTTAGACGCAACAGGTCGTGCTAAAGAACAAGCAACAAAGAAGAACGCAGCAGAGTTAAAGAAGCGTGCAGAAGAAATCTCAATCGCTACGCAACTTGAGGCAGAGAGTCTGGAGAAGGATGTCTTTGATCCTAAGAATCCAGATGCCCCACTCGTACTAGACGAGATCGAAAATGTTGGAGTATCAACTGCAGGTGACATGGTCGTCATCCGTACAATCACTGACATTGAAGATATGACTTACGGTGTAGGAAACTCTTACACCTTCAAAGCAGGCGTTAAGTATCGAGTCCCATCAGGTCTTGCGGCTTACCTTGAGCAACTTGGATATATTTGGCGTCCTAACTAAACACTAGACGTCACAAGTAGTCCGACCCTCAACTGGTTCCCGCCCTCCTCCCAGTTGGGGGTTGGACCTTTTTTGTGCTGTGTAAATCTTAATTACACGAGATGATAAGGGCAGTAATTTAACGGAGGTTTTGTGGCTACTATAGATGGTATGGCAGACCGCCTACGTTATGAGATAGGCGACATCGGTCGTTCGTTTGTCTATCAGTTTATTGCTGATGGCACCACTAACCGTTTTCTTATTCCGTACTCTCCTCTTGATGGTGCTAACTTGGTTGTAAACCAAGAAGGCGATGACGTCTCTGCAACTGTTGAAGTAGAAGAAGCAACTGGCTACATTGTATTTGACACTGTGCCTGCTCCAGGTGACACCATTATTGTTGCTGGAAACTACTACAAGTATTTTACAAATGTTGAAATCTGCCAATACGTTACAGACGCATTTGAGCAACACACAACTTTTCATACAGACTCTTATGGTCGAGTAATGAGTGTCTCTACTTTACCTACAGTCGAAGAATACCCAGTAGTTATTTATGCATCTACTTTAGCCATGTACACACTGGCTACCGATGCCTCTTTTGACATTGACATTACAGCACCAGATGGAGTGATGATTCCTCGCTCTGAGCGTTATCGTCAGTTAATGCAGATGATTGATGTTCGCAAAAATCAATACAAGGAACTCTGCTCTCAACTTGGTATTGGTCTTTACAAGATCGACGTGTTTTCTTTGCGCCGTATCTCAAAGACCACCAACGAATATGTACCAGTCTTTGAACCACAAGAAATTGATAATAAGTCTCCTAAGACACGAGTTCGTCTACCTATTCCTACCTATGGAAATGTTAAGCCAACTCCAACGACTGTTGTACAAGACTTGAATATCTACGAAGGCGATGACTATGAGTTCTCTATTCGTTTAGACTTTGAAGTTGATAACCTCACTCCATTGGCAGAAATTAGATCACTTCCAGGTGCAGCAGTTGTAGTCACTGAGTTTACTGTAACAAAACCAAACATCACTGAAGATGGCGATAACCAACGAACACTGGTCCTTTCACTTACTGGTGAACAGACTCGTTTACTTCCTGGAAAGTCTTACTACGACGTACAATTAACTGATGCAGAAGGCGTAACTCACACTTACGTCTCTGGAATAATCTTCGTTACCAAAGAGGTAAGCCAATGACCCCAAATCAATACACCCGTCCAGGGTCTAATACTGTTCCAATCGCCGTAAACGATGTTGTATTAATTACAACTCCAGAAGGCACTACTCATCCATCAGGTTGTGGATGTGGTAGTTGTTCTGGTGGTGGTGGAGCAGTCACTGGTGCACAAGGTACCCAAGGCGTTAGAGGCGCCCAAGGAATACAAGGCGTACAGGGAACTCAGGGCGTTATCGGATCTCAAGGTATCCAGGGTGTTCAAGGAAGAGCAGTACAAGGTACACAAGGAACGCAGGGTGCTGGAACTCCAGGAACTCAGGGTCTTCAAGGAACACAGGGCCTTGACGGTGCTTATGCAGCCCAAGGTATTCAAGGAGTACAAGGAACCGCAGGTTCTCAAGGTATTGGTGGAGCAACTCTTGACAACACCGATGACCTTACAGAAGGCACTACAAATAAGTACTTCACAGTTGGTCGTGTATCATTTGAGCATACCCAGGGAGCAGCAAGTGCTACCTGGAATGTTGTTCACAATTTAAATTTTTATCCTAACGTTACAGTTCAAGATTCGGCTGGTAATATAGTCGAAGGTGAAATCGCTTACACTAATTCGGACTCCTTAGTAATAACCTTTTCAGCAGCGTTCTCAGGTACAGCCTACTTATCTTAAGGAGATAACCGAATGGCAAGAAAGTTTTTAACCCCGATTGATTTAGGCAAACTTGAACTTCAAAATGCCCGAATTCAAAACCTTTCAACAGCACAAAAGCCAGTCAACCCAGTCGAAGGTCAGATCTACTATGACACTGACGATAAGGTTGTAAAGACCTGGAATGGTACTGCGTGGATTAACGCAAGCCAAGGTACACAAGGTGTGCAAGGCACTGTTGGTGCTCAGGGTGTACAAGGAACTCACGGTACACAGGGCGTACAAGGTACAGAAGGTCAACAGGGAACTCAAGGCACTGATGGTACCCAAGGTACTCAAGGTACCGATGGAACTCAAGGTACTCAAGGCACTGATGGTACACAAGGAACTCAGGGTACCGATGGAACCCAAGGTACACAGGGAACTGAAGGACAACAGGGTACTCAAGGTACAGATGGAACTCAAGGTACACAAGGTACTGATGGTACACAGGGCACACAAGGTACTGACGGCACACAAGGTGTGCAAGGAACCGAAGGTCAACAAGGAGTTCAAGGTACTGAAGGACAGCAAGGTACACAAGGAACAGAAGGCGCCCAAGGTACACAGGGAACTGACGGTACACAAGGAACCGAAGGATCACAGGGTACACAGGGTGCTGAAGGTAACTTTGGTGGTATCACAGTTGTTTACAACTTTGATGATACTGTCACAATGGCAGACCCAGGCGACAATAATGCTCGTCTAAACAATGCTAACCCAACTCTAGTTACACACCTGGCATTGGATGATAATCCTGCTGATGGTAACTATGACATCTCTAACTTTTTACAAACAATCGATGACTCAACATCACCAATTAAGGGTCACGTAAAGGTATCTAGAAAATTTGATACTGCTACTTTTTACCTCTACACAATCTCTGGTGTTACAGATTCAGCGCCAAACTGGTTTGATGTAGAAGTTGCTTATGTCTCTGGTCAAGGAGCATTTACTGACGGAGAAGAACTTCTCTTTACATTTGCTCGTACTGGTGATGTTGGTGCTCAAGGTACACAAGGTACTGAGGGAGCCCAGGGCGTTCAAGGCACTGTAGGTTCTCAAGGAACTCAAGGCACATTAGGTGCACAAGGAACTCAAGGAGTCCAAGGCGTACAGGGCACTGAAGGTCAACAAGGAACTCAGGGCACACAAGGTACTGACGGTACCCAAGGTACTCTCGGTACTCAAGGTGCGGTTGGTACTCAGGGTACAGTTGGTGCTCAAGGCGCTCAAGGAACTCATGGAACCCAGGGTGTACAAGGTACGCAGGGAACACAGGGAGTTCAAGGAACCGAAGGCCAACAGGGAGTTCAGGGCACCGAAGGTCAGCAAGGAACCCAGGGTTCAGAAGGTGCACAGGGTACTCAAGGAGTACAGGGCGCTGAAGGAACTCAGGGTACTGAGGGTACACAAGGTGCTACAGGTACATTTGGTGGAGAAACCTTCGAGTACAACTACCTAACTAATACCGCAGATACAGACCCAACTGCAGGTAACTTTAAGTTTGACTTTACAACATTCTCATCTGTTACTGAACTTTACATCGACCCAATCGATGCAAACGCAACTAACATTAGTTCTTTCCTACAGACTATTGATGACTCAACATCAGGTATTAAGGGAACAATTAAAGTAACAGATATTGCTGACCCTCTTAACTATGCCTTCTTCCAAATCATTGGTACTCACAATGAGAATGGTGGCGCTTACTTTACAGTGCCAGTCGCATATGTATCAGGTCCGCTATCACTTGGTAACAACGATAACGCATACCTAACATTTGCAAGAGTTGGTGACAAGGGTGATACTGGTGCTCAAGGTACTACTGGTGCACAAGGCGTACAAGGTACTGTAGGTTCTCAAGGTACACAAGGAACACTTGGAGCCCAAGGTACACAAGGAACTCAGGGTGTACAGGGAACTGACGGTACACAGGGAGTCCAAGGCTCTGAAGGTACTCAGGGAGTCCAAGGAACCGAAGGACAGCAGGGTACACAGGGAACTGAAGGCCAGCAGGGAACTCAAGGTACAGATGGTACCCAAGGAACCGAAGGTACAGCAGCCCTCTGGAATTTTGCTGGCCCTTATAGCGGCGGAGTTATCTATACCGAAGGTGACGTAGTTACCTACAACGGTCAAACTTGGTATCGCAAGATTTACGGTGCAGCGGGACATACACCAACAGAAGATACTTGGTGGACACTACTTGCTGCACAAGGTGTACAGGGAACTGAAGGCCAACAAGGTACACAAGGCACCGATGGTACTCAGGGTACTCAGGGTACAGACGGAACTCAAGGAGTTCAAGGTACTGAAGGACAGCAGGGCACACAGGGTACAGATGGTACCCAAGGTGTCCAAGGTACAGAAGGTACTCAAGGTACTGAAGGCCACTCCGACCGTTACAAGACGACCTCTACTACCTCACGTTCAATTGCGGTAGCAAACAACGTAAGTTTTGTACTGGCTGATCCAGATCTTTCATACTCAGTTGGTCAGGATGTAGTAGTTGCTTACGATGTAAACAACCACATGTCCGCAACTGTAGTCAGTTACACATCAGGCACTAATACACTTGTTGTAAATGTTAACGACATCAAGGGTTCAGGAACATACGCTGTATGGTCAATCAACCTAGATGGTGCTACTGGTGTACAGGGTACAACTGGTACCCAAGGCACACAAGGTACAGATGGTATTCAAGGCCTTGACGGTGTTCAAGGTACACAAGGTACATCTGGTCAACTTGGAACCTATGCAACAACTATCACTGGTGATTCAACCGATGGTGGAGCAACAGGAACTACATCGTTCCCAGTTACTCACAACCTCGGAACTACAGACATCATGGTCACAGTCTGGGATGCGGCTTCTAAGATGGAAGTTGTAACAGATGTAGCCTACGTAACTACTACCTCAGTAACGATTGGATTTGCAGTAGCGCCAATCACAACTAAGTCTTACAGAGTGGTAGTCAAGGCTTAATCCATGAGCAAAAAAGCACTCGTCCCAGTTAACGTATTGGCTAAGGCGTCAGCGCCCTCTGGCCAGTACGCTGGTGACGTGTACTACGACTCAACAGATACATCGCTGTTTGTCTACACAGGCTCTGTGTGGACTGCAGTAGGTGCAGGCGCTATCGATGGTGGAACGCCAACAAGTAATTACACAAGCAATCCTGTGGTAAATGGAGGAACTCCGTAATGGCATCAAAGATTCAAGTTCGTCGTGGATCGTCTTCACAGTGGAATGCTGTCTCATCAGTAGTCCTATCTGAAGGTGAAATCGGCTTTGAAATCAATACTGGAAAGTTCAAGATTGGTGATGGAACTTCTACTTGGGCCGCTCTTCCTTACTTCATTGACGAAGATGCAGTTGCTTCTCTTGTTAGCGGCGCAGCATTAGCAAACACTGATGATCTTCCACAGGGAACTACTAATCTTTATCACACAGTTCAGCATGTCTATGAAGCACTAGATAGCGGATCTCTACAAAATATCTTTATCTCATATGTAGATGGTGCTATTGATATCTCAGTACCAACTGTTCAAGGAACTCAAGGTACACAGGGAGCAAGCATCCAGGGTGTACAAGGTACACAAGGAACACAGGGCTTTTATGGTACTCAAGGAACTACAGGAGCACAAGGAACTGCAGGCTATGTCGGTGCAGATGGAGCGCAAGGCACACAGGGAACTCAAGGAGTTCAGGGTGTACAAGGAGTCCAAGGCGTACAAGGCGTACAGGGAACTACTGGTAGCCAAGGCGTACAAGGAGTTCAGGGCGTTCAAGGTGTGCAAGGCGTACAAGGACTGCAGGGTGTTCAAGGAACACTAGGCGCCCAAGGTGCGGCAGGTAACTTTGGTGGAGCAACCTTTGACTACACATTCAGCACAAGCACAACAGCGGCTGATCCAGGAACTGGAAACATTCGCTTTAATGCGACACCTACTTCAGCAACTGCTATGTACATCGATAGTAGCAATGATGCTGCAACTGACATCTCAACATTCTTAAACACAATCGGCGGATCAACATCAACTATCAAGGGACACTTCCGTGTATCCAAGAAGTTTGATGACAGCGTCTTTAAACTTTACACAATCTCATCTGTCACAGATAACACTGGCTGGTTCACTGTTAACTGCTCTTATGTATCTGGTAACGGAACACTCTCAAACTCTGACGACATCGTAGTCACCTTTGCTCGCACTGGTGATAAGGGTGATACAGGTATCCAGGGTGTACAAGGACCAGAAGGTACTCAAGGCGTACAAGGCACACAGGGTGTACAGGGTGTGCAGGGAGTCCAAGGAACTGAAGGACAACAGGGAACCCAGGGTATACAGGGCACCCAGGGCACTCAAGGCACTCTAGGAGCGCAAGGCGCTGTTGGTGCACAAGGTGTACAGGGCACACAAGGTACCCAAGGTACTCAGGGAGTTCAGGGCGTACAAGGTACAGAAGGAACCCAGGGCGTACAAGGAATCCAAGGTACACAGGGTGTACAAGGAAAAGAAGGTGTTGGAACTCAAGGAACTGACGGTACACAGGGTACTCAGGGTGTTATGGGTACATCAGGATCTTCTTCCTCTAACTTTAACTACTCAGTTGATAGCAATACAGCAGATGCAAAACCAGGAAATGGTCAACTACGATTTAACAACGCGACACAAACATCTGCTACTTTCCTATACATAGATCACATTAACGACTCAGGCGTTGATATCGATGTTCTTTTGGGACTTCTTAAGACAGACGACAGTGTAATTGTTCAAAAGAAATCAGATTCAAATGTTTACATTACTTTTAGAGTAACTGGCGCTGTAACTGTTGTATCAAACAGTTATGTAAAGGTTCCAGTAACGAGCACTGGCGATGGTGGAACAGGCAACAACTCATTTACTGGTGGACAAGCGATTGAAGTTATCACCTTTACAACTGGTCTTCAAGGACCAGTTGGTGCACAAGGTGCAGTTGGTCCTCAAGGCACACAGGGTGTACAGGGCACAACTGGCGCACAAGGCACACAAGGTACTCAAGGTACTCAAGGCACTCAAGGCACCCTAGGTGCACAAGGTGCAACAGGTGCTCAAGGAGCAACTGGTGCCCAGGGAACCCAAGGCACTCAAGGCACCACAGGAGCGCAAGGTGCTACAGGAGCCCAGGGTGTGCAGGGTACACAGGGTGTACAAGGCACACAGGGAACTACTGGCGCGCAAGGAGTACAGGGAGTCCAAGGCCTACAGGGTGTACAAGGTACTCTAGGTGTGCAGGGTGCTGCTGGTAACTTTGGCGGTGCTTCATTTGACTACACCTACAGCACAACTATCACCGCTTCAGATCCAGGTACTGGAAATGTTCGCTTTAACTCTTTGACTTTATCTTCTGCAACTGCGGTCTACTTAGACGCAAGTAACGATGCAGCAACAGATATCACATCCTTCCTTAATACTATCGGAACATCGACCTCTACAATCAAGGGTCACTTCCGTATGTCAAAGAAGTTTGACGATAACTCATTTGCGCTCTTTACAATCTCATCAGTTACAAACAACACTGGCTGGTTTACTGTAAGTGCATCTTACGTATCTGGCAACGGAACATTTGCAAATTCAGATGACATTGTTATCACATTTGCCCGTACAGGTGACAAGGGTGACACTGGTACACAGGGTGTACAAGGACCTACAGGTACACAGGGAACCCAAGGCACTCAGGGTACGCAAGGTACCCAAGGTACACAGGGAACTACTGGAGCCCAAGGAACACAAGGAACTCAAGGTCTACAGGGTCCTGGCGGTACATACGCTAACTCTGCTGCACTAGCAGCGGCTCTTAGCGATGAGACTGGTTCTGGTGCTGCTGTATTCGGTACAAGCCCAACTCTAAAGGGACCTATCTACTTCCAGAGCGGTGGCGGTGCTGGTGGATCTGCTAACACACTTGATGTTAACAATTCAACAGGAGCGGTAACTCTTACAAGCGGTTATCCACTCAACCTTACTGCAACAGGTGATGTGACAATCACAGCAACTGGTGGAGCAGCAAAGGTTGGCTCTGACACTATCGCAACTCTTACAGCGTCACAGACACTGACTAACAAGACACTCACTTATCCAGCAATTGACAATCTAAAGTTAGGTTATGCAACTACTGCAACAGCAGCGGGAACAACAACCCTCACTGTGTCAAGTGCTAGACAACAACTATTTACTGGTTCTACAACACAGACAATTGTTCTACCAGTAACAAGCACTCTGGCAACAGGTGTTAGTTACGAGATTGAGAACAACTCAACTGGTAACCTAACTGTTAACTCATCAGGCGGTAACTTAGTAGCAACAGTAATTTCTGGAACTACAGCACACGTCTTGTGTATTGGAACTACTCTGACTACTGCCGCTGATTGGGATGTTGATTTTATCGCTTTCAGTACTCTTAGCGGTACTGGCGCAAATGTATTAGGTACTGCACCATCGATCTCTAACTTAACTATCACTGGAACATTAACTGCAGGTGGTGGAGCAGGTACTAACGGCCAGGTACTAACATCTACAGGATCTGGAACTCAGTGGGCTGCGGCTGCATCTGATGCAACTCCTACAGTGTTGATGCTAGGTGGAATGTAATTAATTAAGTAGTTCAGTACTGCCACGATGTATCTGGCTGTACTGGGCTGCTTCTTGTAGGAATTTAATTGGGCGATATTTGCCTGGCTTTAGTGTGTAGGTAAAGAAGGTCTGCTTGTTATCTTCTTTCTTCATTCTGAAGTTAAAGATGTACCAATCTACTGGGCAGTTAATTCCTCTTGACTCGATGTCTGCAACCGCTTTGCGTGCTCCTGATTTGCTAACCATGTAACCAGCGCATGACCATTGCTGATAAGAGACGCAGACATTCTCTGCCCCTATGTTGTGGTCATTATCGTTGTAAGCGAATAAGGAATCATCAGGAACAAAGAACGAGAAGAAGTCCCAGTCAGCAGGTAACTCCCACATGTAGGTCTCTACTACAGTCTTAAAGTTCTTGCTCATAACAATGTCATCTTCAAACAAGACCAAGGTGTCGTAATCAGACTCTAAGAACTTCTTGTATGCAAGGTAGTTACTAGCCCACACACCAACCACACCAGCACTAGGTGGGAATGTCTCACCTGGTTGGCAGTAATCTTCAACGGTGTTGACCTTGAACTCTGGTCGTGTGTTTACAAAGTTCTCAACCTTGTCAACGGTATTGAGGTACATCGTTGGAGAACCTAGTCGTGGCAGAAAAGAAATGCCCTTGAGAATTCCTTCATAAGATTTATTACGGAGGTTATTTCCAGTATCAGTATGAAAGACTTCAAAGCAGGCATTACCTAGCATTTGATAAACCACATCTGATAGCCATCTTCTAGGCAGAGTATCTCCCCTTCACAGATGGAGAAGAAGGCATCAATGCCTCTCTTAGGCTCTAGGAACTCTTTACCGCCCTCTGTCCACCCGTAATCATCAAAGGCGATAACTCCACCCTTCTCAAGGACTTTGAAGGCGTTGAGGCCATCTAGGGCGGTCTGTAATGCTGTGTGATCTCCATCAATGTAGATGAAGTTATAGGTCTTGGTGTTGATGTTGAAGAACTCATCACTAGTCATCTTGTGCTTGATGACTCTAGGGTTATCACTAAATCGTGAGTCGTAATACTGCTCGACAGATGAGAAGTCTAGATCCTCGTGTTGATCTTCTTGGCTACCTTCCCAGGTGTCTACATCATCAATCGTTACAACAGTCCTGTTGTCTAGCAGCCACTGTGTGGCATCACCTGTGTAGGTGCCGATCTGTAGAGCACGGATAGGCTCACGAGGACATTTGCGATCAAAGTATGGAGATACATTCTTAAACCAGTTAGGAAACATATTAGAACAACTTCAAGTTGTTGATGCAGCCATTAACATACTCCTGCGACATCTCAACATTATCTAGTAGGTGATCAAACAACTCTTTACTCTCCTCTTTACGGCCTAGCCACCAGCCCGCTACAGCCTTCTCAAATAGTAGGACATAGGGTCCGTTGTACTCCACATACACGGGCAGTGGATTGTTATAGCCAGCAATGGTGTGCACCAGACCAATCTCTGCAAAGGTGTAGGCCTTCTGCCACTCCTTATTGCGCTCATGGATTCTGGAGATTAAGAAGTACGCCTCTGGTCGTCCAGGCAGCAGAGTAATAGCGTGCAGGATTGTCTGATACACAGTCGCATTGCGATCGCCCTGCTTTGAAAAGCACAGAGCCATTCGTAGCAGCGATGTGTAGGCAATGATCGGATGAGTCTTGTATCCACGATCTGCCGCTCTTAGATAGAAGCCAGCAGCAGATGCAAACTGCCCCTGATCAAAGTATGCGTTAGCAAGGGCGAAGTTCTTCTCTGGGTTGTAGGAGTCAAAGGAGACATCTACTGCAAGATCTTTAATTGACATATGTTTTTGCCTCCTCAATCAGTTCATTAACCACACTGTTAGGAACCTCTAATACAAAGGCTGAGTTGTCTTGCACACCAAAACTCACCAGCATATTGTCATTGATAACCGTTGCTCCTACGCAGAACTCAATAGGTGTATCCATAAATGCAAACTCTTTACTGAGCCCGACAAAGTTAAACTCTTTATCCCAGACAAGTAGTCGATGGCGATAGGTAGAGTCTTTCTGGTTGAGGTAATTTCTCCACAACTTTACTTCGTGAGTAATGCAGAGGTAGTAATCTCCCCACGCAATAACGTGAGAACCACCACGCTGGTCAATAGGTGGACGAGGCACGTTGTCATTGACTACAACCTGCTTTGTCTCTGGCTCATTAGGGTTAGACCACACCACCTCGGTAGGCATAGCCCACTTCACAAAGTGATACGGCTTATCAATGATGGGCATATGGTTCTTCTCACAATACGAAGTGGCCTCATGCAGCGGTGCAGGCATACGAACTCGTTGGACCTCTTTGACAGTCCAGTTCTTCTTGTCGATCTCTACCTTGCTGTACTCCATACGTCCAACGCCATTAGTCGTGGTATCACGACGAACACCGACCATGTAGTAGTCGCCATCCCACTGAACAACACGGGCATCTTCAAGACCAACAAACTCCCAGATAGGTTTGTGCAACTCCATCATCTCCACCTTGGTGTAGTTGATGACGTTGTAATCTTTGTCTAAGCGACAGAGGAAGTTGTTAGTTACAAGACGCTGGTCCTTCTCTGGATGCAGATAAGTAAGCGGCCCCCAAGGACTAAAGAAGCGCTTGTCATTCTCACTTATGTACAGCGTGTAGTTGACCTGGCGAAGGTTAACTAAGATGTCCCCATCATCGTCAATATAGACCGATGGATTCATAAGTCCTAGGCCATTACTGAGAGAGTTGGGTATGACTATGGGCGCTAATTTTCCGCCCTGAGAAACCGATTTCTGCACCAAATTCATGAGGTTACTTTAGCCCACATAAGGTTTCTGTACCAGTTAACCTATGTACATCCCCTTCGAAGGAGTCTAATTTTGGCAACAGCATACAAGGTTTTGGGTCAAGCAGCACCAGCGGCTACCACCCTCACAACTCTCTACACAGTACCTTCATCAACATCTACTGTTGGTTCTACCATCGTGATCTGCAACCAGGCAGCCTCTGCTGCTACCTACCGCATTGCGGTTAGCCCAGCAGGTGCGACAGCAGAAGCAAAGCACTACATCGTATACGGTGCGACTGTCGCAGCCTCAGATACGACCGCTTTGACTCTCGGAATTACTTTGGCCACAACAGATGTGGTTCGTGTATACGCTTCTACTGCAACTCTTTCATTCTCACTATTTGGCAGCGAAATTTCCTAATTAACTAGTTAGAGGTAACTTAAGTGACTATCACTAACAAGGTTTCATTAAAGAGCGTCATGGCGGGTAACACGCCTATTGCTGACGTTCCTGATGCGCCTACCATTGGAGCAGCAACTAACGTAGGAACATCTCGTGCCTACAATAACGGCTCTGCAACTGTTGCTTACACCGCAGCAGCAACTGGTGGAACTGCTACTACATTTACTGCAACAAGTACACCAGGCTCATTTACTGCTACTGGTGCTTCCCCTATTACAGTCACAGGATTACAGTCTGCTACCTCTTACACCTTTACAGTCTCTGCTGCTAATGCCAATGGCACACTGACCTCTGCTGCTTCATCTAGTATTACTGCTACTACTGTTCCTAATGCTCCTACTATTGGAACATTTACTGATGGTGGCACAGGAACAACTGGAACTCTATCTTTTACCGCCCCAGCAACTGGTGGTTCATCAATTACTAACTATAAGTACTCAACTGATAGTTCTACCTATACAGCCCTATCTCCCGCTCAGACATCGAGTCCACTATCTCTAACAGGTCTTACAGCAGGAACGTATAACTTCTCTGTCAAAGCCGTAAATGCTAACGGTGATTCTGCAGCCTCTGGCACTGTCTCTGGAACTGTTATTACTCCAAGTTCATTTGAGTCTATTGCTACTGCAACTGGTACTGGTTCGTCTGGAGTGATTACTTTTTCTAGTATTCCTAGTACCTATAGCCACCTACAGATTAGAGTACTTGGAAGAACTACTGCTGCTCAAACAAATACGGATTTATATGTTCAATATAACTCATCTACATCTGGGTATGCAAACCACGCAATACAAGGCAATGGATCAATTACTGAAACAAAAGCAGATGCAAGTGGTTCTTATATTATTATATATCAATCACTAACTGGCGCATCGGCCGCTTCTTCAATAATGGGTGCCGCAATTATAGATATCCCTGACTATGCATCAACTACAAAAAATAAAACCTTGCGCTGTCTATCTGGTCAAACCAGACCAGCGGATGCTCAAGGCGCTATTTGGTTGCAAAGTGGTTTCTTAAATAACACTGCTGCACTCTCTAGTCTTTCATTCACACTTGGTAGTGGAAGTTGGACTACTAGTTCAGTTATTTCACTCTATGGGATTAAGGGGTAGCAATGCCATTAACGTATGAGCCAATCGCTACTTTTACTGCATCAACTGCTACAGGTTCTGTAAGTTTTTCTAGTATACCTAATACTTACACTGACTTAACACTTGTTATAAATGGGTCCTTAAGAGATTCAGGAGATAATCTTTTACTAAGGTTTAATGGTGATAGCAGTAGTTTATACGCTCAAACTGACATAAGTGCTAGTGCAGCAACACTTGCTACTCAAAGAACTTCAGGAGTTAGACTATATGTTCCTTTCACAAACCAGTTTGTTCAAACCTCACCCTTTTTGGTAATTTTAAATATCTTTAGTTACGCTGGATCGCAATTTAAGACTTGTTTGGTATCAACAAATAATGATGCAAATGGTTCTGGACGCATATCCAGCGGTGTTTTATTGTATAGAAGTAGTGACGCTGTAACCAGCCTAGAACTTACTGCCAGTGGAATTTACAATGCAGGAACAACCGCTACTTTGTATGGGATAAAAAATGCCTAGTACTTACACACTCATCGCCAGCAATGTTCTATCCTCTAGCGCATCAAGCGTCACTTTTAGTTCTATTCCATCTACTTATACTGACTTAATGATGAGAGTTAGCGGAAGAAGCAATGATAGTTCAAACAGTTCAAATTCTATACGATTTTTTATAAACAGTAACACAGGAACTGTGTACTCTTTTACTAGAATTCTAGGTAGTGGAACTGCAGTTACTTCTTATTCAGCGCCAGCAAATACAGACGAACTTTACTTTAACAATGGGTTAAGCAGCGCTCTTTCAACCGCTAATACGTTTGGAAATGCAGAGATTTACATCCCAAACTATACAAGTAGTGCTAACAAGCCTGTAGGATCATTCCAAACAGCAGAAACAAATAGCACGTCTGTCTCTGTAGGTATGACTGCTGGTTCAATAAGAATTACTTCTGCAATTACTACTATACAGGTAACCCTAAATCCTACTTATTCTTTTGTAACAGGTTCATCTTTCTATCTATACGGCATCAAAAACTCATAAGGAGATACAATGACAACACCAACCAAAGTAATCGTAGACTGCTCAACAGGAGAAGAAACAATTCTTCCTCTGACAGCAGAAGAGATTGCAGACATGGAAGCAGCAGCAGCAGAAGCCGCTGAAGCACAGGCTGCTCGTGAGGCAGAGGCAGAGGCACTTGCTGCTCTCAAGGCATCTGCACGAGCCAAGTTAGTTGCGGGTACCCCGTTGACAGAGGAAGAAGCGGCAACACTCGTCATCTAAATTCGGCGCTTAACCAATTTTTCCAGTAACCATAGGAGACAATAGGCAACATGGCTAATATCAAGCGTGCTAATACATCAGGCATCACCAAGAGCGGTGTGGCTATCCCTGATGTACCTGATGCACCCACTATTGGCGCTGCTACAAATGTAGGTACCTCTAGAGCCTACAACAATGGATCTGCGACTGTTGCTTTTACTGCCTCTGCTACTGGTGGTACTCCTACCTCCTATACAGCCACTAGTACACCTGGCTCATTTACTGCCACTGGTGCTGGTTCTCCTTTAACAGTTACTGGATTACAATCTGCTACTTCTTACACCTTTGCCGTTACTGCTACTAATACAACTGCTACTGGGGCGGCTTCTGCTGCTTCATCTTCTATTACTGCTACGACTGTTCCTAATGCTCCTACTATTGGTACACCTACCAATGCAAGTGGTCAGTCTTACACGGGCTCTGCCTCTGTGTCAGTGCCGTTTACTGCATTAACATCTCCAGGTACTGGTGGTTCTACGGTTACTGGATACACCGTTACCTCTTCTTCGGGTGCAACAGGTACAGGTTCTTCAACCCCAATTTCTGTGACAGAAACTGTTGGTAACCCAACTACAACTGCAAGAACTTATACAATCACTGCTACAAATGCTAACGGTACTGGTAGTGCTTCTAGTGCATCAAGTTCTGTAGTCCCTGCATCTGTTCCTCAGACCCCAACTATTTCTTCTGCTACACGAGGCAGTAATACAACCGTTTCTATTGCTTTTAGCGGTGATACAGGTGGTTCAGCGTTGACGGCAGTGACCATTACTAGTTCCCCTTCAGTAAGTCTTTCATACTCAGGTACTTCTTCACCTATTACCGTTACTGGAACTTTTGTTCAGGGAACTTCTTACACCTTTTCAATGACAACGACTAACGCCAATGGAACCACTGCATCTAGTGGCTCTTCTAACTCTGTGACTCCGTTTGCTGCTACTGCACCCTCTGCTCCTACTATCGGTACCGTCACAAGAACAAGTAATACAGTAGTTTCTGTTCCTTATACAGATGGCTCCGCTAACGGTTCTGCAATTACCTCTCGTACAATTACTTCAAGCCCGTCAATTTCTTTAAGTTACACCAATACTTCGGCAAGTCCGATTGCGGTTACTGGCTCTTTTGTTCAAGGTACGGCTTACACATTCTCTATAACAACAACAAATGGAGTTGGAACATCTTCGGCAAGTAGTGCTTCTAACTCAGTAACTCCTTATCCTCAACCTACTCTTGGTGCTTTCTCAGCGGCTACTGCGTACCCAACTGTTGTGGCTGTTTATGCTAGAAACATTGGTGCTGGTGCATTAAGTTCAAACATAGTTTGGGCGGGTACGGGTTACAGAGGCGATAACTTTTCATCTCTTGGTACGGGTTATTATTGGAATGGCTCTAACTGGACACAACAAGACTACTATAATGCTTCTTATGTAGGTATGGGCCGCGTTTCAACTACTCAATTTTTAGGTGCTTCAGGCTACACAGACCTTGACCCAGGTAACCAAACACGGTCAGTTTATTATGGTACAGGCACTTCGGCCTTTACTAATGGAACTAGTTATCCGTTAAACGCGCCTTCTGTTGGACTTGCAAAAATTTCTGATGGAGTGATGTTTGTTGGAGGGCAGGGCCTTGCCGCTACTAGAGATGTTTATTACCAAACTACTATAGGCGGTAGTTTTACATTAAGGTCTGGTGCTTTTCCAATTATTGCTCCTTCCAACATTGGTGTGGACATTGGATTTTCAACAGGTTATTGGGTAGTAAATCAAGTTACTTCCGTATATTCTTTAACAAGTGTTACTGGGGCCTTTTCAGTAGCAGCAACGCTTGCTGCTTCAAAAAATGGAGCGCCCGCATCTGTTCTTGCTAACATAAATGATACTATTTTTTATGCTGGTAATGATGGCAGTACTAGTAATACTTACCTATTTAATGGTTCAACATTTACTGCCTCAACAGCAAGTCCAATCAATTCAGACAGTATGTCTGCTGGCTCAAGAGGCAGTGTTTTAAGTATTACAAGACAGACAGTTCACTACACAGCAACGTTAAGTTAACCAACTAAGGAGAAAAAATAAATGGCAGTGTACACAGTAAGAACAGAACAAGTAGATGGTGGATGGGTAGCCCATATTGACCAAGACGGTTTAGTTTGCATTATGCAGCCAAACCTTCCAGGTTTACAAGGAAACTTTGCTTCTCAAGCAGATGCAAAAGCATGGGCCGATGGTCACGCTGCTGATTTAACAGCACAAAACGAAGCGTCAATTGCAGCAGCGGCTCTTGCAGCAGAGAGAGCAGCAACACAACATGCGGCTAATCTTGCGGCTATTGATACAGCAGAGGCTTTGAAAGCCCTTGTTGCTCATCTAGCACGATAAATATCGCCCTTATCAATTTTTTCCAGTAATGATAGGAGATACTAGACACTATGTCAGTACGCAGAGCACAAGATGAGCGCATCGAAGGAAATCCAGACGGCCTCGGAACAATCTCCGAGATTATGGACTTTCCTGATGCGCCAACAGCCATTGTCGCAACCAACGTAGGCACAGGACGTGGCTACAACAATGGTGCTGCCACTGTTGCGATCACTGCTGCTGCAACTGGTGGAACTCCTGCTACATATAACGTGATCAGTACACCTGGCTCATTCACAGGAACTGGAACATCACCTGTCACAGTATCTGGATTACAGTCACAGACCTCATACACTTTCAAGGCTACAGGTGTCACATCTACTAACGTGACTGGATTGCAGTCTGCTGACTCTGCGAGCATTACAGCAACTACAGTGCCACAGGCGCCAACTATTGGAACCGCTACATCTCCTTCTTCTACAACTGCCTCTGTTGCTTTCACCGCTGGAGCAACTGGTGGTTCTGCTGTAACTACTTACACAGCGACATCTTCTCCTGGGTCAATTACAGGAACAAGTGCAACAAGCCCAATTACTGTCTCAGGGTTAACAGCAGGAACTGCTTACACTTTTACAGTTACAGCAACAAATGCAAATGGGACATCAACAGCCTCTTCTGCTTCTAACTCAGTAACTCCTGTAATTCCTGTACCAGTTGTTTCAGGTGGAACATTGTCATCTGATGCTACTTATTACTACAGAACATTTACCGCTAATGGAGACTTGACTGTAGCAAATGCAAGTTTGACCTTTAATGCTCTAATAATTGCAGGTGGTGGTTCAGGAGGAGCAAGTGGTTATTTGGGTTGTGGCGCAGATCAATTTTTTGGTGGAGGTGGTGGAGCAGGTGGTGTTACAGAGGCAGTAAACATAACTATTTCTCCTAGCACTGTAAACATAGTAGTAGGTGGCGGTGGTACTGGAAACATTTATTGTGGTGCTTGCGGAGGATCTACAACCGCAACTGGTTTAACAACAGCAATTGGTGGAGGGCGAGGAGCATCAAGATTCAACGCAGGTTTTAGTGGAGGTTCAGGCGGCGGAGGTTCAAGAACTTATGCACAACCTAATTTTGTACTAAAAGCCGCAGGATCAGGAACAGCAGGTCAAGGTTATGCTGGTGGCGATCCTGGTAATGCAGGCAATTTCGGCGGTGCTGGAGGTGGCGGTGCTGGAGGTGTTGGCGGTAAAGTTGCTTCAGGCGTTGGTGGTGCTGGTGGCGCTCCAACAACTGCTTATACATCTTGGGCTTCTGCAACATCAACTGGAGTTGGCGGTTATTATGCAGGTGGTGGTGGCGGTATAAATAATGGTTGTGGTGGAGCAATTTCAGGCGGAGGTGGTTCTTATCGTTCTCCTGCTTACAATGTTAATGGAACTGCAAATACTGGCGGTGGTGGTGGTGGTGGTCTTTATACGGGTGGTTGTGTTACCTATAAAGGCGGTAATGGTGGTTCAGGAATTGTAATTGTGCGTTACACAAGAAGTCAGGTAGGTGGATAATGTCTCATTGGGCAGAAATAGATCAAAATAACATTGTTCTTAAAGTTGTGGTCGGAGACAACAATGACCCTAATGGTGATGAAGGTTATCAATGGTTGATTGATAATCTTGGTGGGCGTTGGATTAAAACTTCTTACAATGGCAACATTCGCAAAAATTATGCAGGTATTGGCTATACCTATGATGAGCAAAGAGATGCTTTCATTCCTCCTTCACCTTACCCATCTTGGGTTCTTAATGAAGAAACTTGCCTTTGGAAACCTCCTACGCCTAAACCTGAAGGAACAGATTTAATTGGTTGGCGCTGGAATGAGGAAATTATAGGGTGGGAGCAGTTTGATAAACCTGTGATAACCTTGCCGTAATCTATTAGTGGAGGCGCAATGGAAATCATTTTTACAGACATAGATAATTTTGAAGGTGTATTACAAAAACCTAAACCTGCAAGTGAATACATACCTGAATGGTATAAAAATGCAAAATCTTATACTGATCCCAGTGGTAAAAAAGCACCAAGATTAGATGGTACGCCTTATGCAACAATAAAGCGTTGTATGCCTTTATGGGATTTAATGACTGCTGGATACATCATTGAAACACCTTATGACATTTATGTTAGACAAACTGAAAATGGTCCTTATTTTCAATGGGGCAGTAATGAAGCAATTGCTTTTCAATCTATGGAGCAATTTCAAAATCACCCTTATTCAAGAGAAATAAATTACGCTGTAAGAATTTTGCACCCGTGGAGTATTAAAACCCCTAAAGGTTGGTCAGTTTTAATTTGTGAACCTCAACACCATGAACCTACTCCAATAATTACAACAAATGGAATAGTAGATACTGATGAATTTTCTTTACCGTTTAACATGTTTCTTAAATTACGCGATCCAAATTTTGAAGGAATGATCCCTGCGGGAACTCCATTTGTACAAGTAATACCTTTCAAGCGTGAAAATTGGACATCTAAATTAGGTGGGGAAAAAGAAAAGAAAAAGTATCAATCTGATTGGAATAAATTTTCTACTGTATTCTTTGACCGTTACAAGAAGTTCTGGTGGGTTAGGAAAGAGTATAAATAACCCTTAAGAGTTCTTCCATTCAGTCATAGTCTTGTCCACCTTACTAGAGTTACAAGACTTACATAGGGGCTGTAAATTTCCAATCGAGTGTGCACCGCCACGAGCAATCGGAATTATGTGATCAATAGTAATACGTTCCGTAGAGCCACAGGCCACACAAGGACTGTTCATCAACTTGTGTAACTCTTTCTTGGGTACCTCAAATACTCCGTTCTGAGCCTTACGTGCTCTACGAGTCATGTGGTGTTTCTGAACTGCCTCTAAATTGTTCTTCCTGTAATCAGCCTTTATCTGTCTAACCTTTTCAGGGTTGTTCTTACGGTAGTTCTGAGTTCTTTCTTTATTCTCTTTTTTGTGGGCCTTGTTGTACTCACGAATATCCGCAAGAAGTTTATCTCTGTTATTTTTTCTATACTGACGAGCATACTCAAGACGACGCTCTTGGGTCTTTTGATAGTACGCCTTGTTGTAAGCCAACTCTTTATCACGATACTTCTTGCGATTCTTTCTCTTGAGTTTATTGATGTGCTCTTTATCTTTTTTGTAATACTGCTTTCGTCTTTCAGCAGCACAGGATTTACAGAAAGAACTTAAACCACTCTTTAATGCTTTGTTTACAGTAAAATTAAATACAGGTTGAGATTTACCGCATACGCTGCATTCTTTGGTTTTTTCCATAAACATAGAATACATCCAAGGGCGGTTTAAGTCATACTAGAACATCTAGGTTAGGAGCCACAAAATGCGTGGAACCCATATAGAAAGTCGTTTTAAGATCGACTTTGAAAACAGGTCGATCAATGAAGGCATTGTCGACGAACTTCGTAGACCTGTTGGCTCTATCGTTCAGTGGTGGCTATGGGATGCCCAGTTCTATGCAGACCATCCTAACGAGGTACTAGATCCCATCTACGATGTCTCTAACCAGACAGATGGACAAGGTCGTCGCTGGCAGTTCCCGTTTGAAGTCCCTGTGATCATGGCCCAACAACTACGTGGTACCAACGTGATGAACGAACGTGGCTACTACGTTACAGACACGTTGCGACTTGTCATTGCAGTCGATGATGTGCAGCGCCTGTTGCCTCAGTTGATGGATGATCCTAATATCCATATCAAGGATCGAGTTGTTTTTGGTGGCGAAGTATTTGTTCCAACCCGTGTCTTGCCTCGTGGTCGTTACGGCAACAACTACTCAGTGGTCACTATTGACTGCAACATGGTCAACAGCGAAGAGTTGGTCAACGACTCCCAGTTCCAAGACTATGTTGATGTTCCTGCTGGCTACGTGGTGCCTCCAACAAATACTGGAAATACATCCACACCAATCTTAAATCCCGTATATCCTGTGGGCAATGCTGGTATTGATGGCGGTACACCTAGCAGCCCATTCTAGGAAAGGATTGCAATGGACGATTTTGAAGTAGAGATTGACCCTTCGCTCTTTGAGGACGAAGGAGTAGACTTGGATGACCTCGACTATGACAAGCACGCTCTTGACGAGGAAGACCTCGATGATTGGGAGGATGAGTAATGGCAGCAAAGAAAGTTAACAAGGGTAAGGTTGAGAAAGTGATGCGGGAGTACTCAGAAGGCAAGTTACATTCTGGATCTAAAAAGGGCCCAGTAGTTAAATCAAAGAAGCAGGCCCTCGCAATTTCTCTTTCAGAAGCGGGTCTTTCTAAGAAGAAAAAGAAGTAATGCCTGAGAAGAAGAAGCCAGTTGAGAAGCCTGTAAAGATTGGCATCAAAGTTCCTGGTAAGCCAGCACGTGAAGTTCACACTATCAAAAAGAACAAGCAGGGTGATGTAATTGTTGACCACGCAAAGCGTGGCGGTGCCTACGACAAGATCAACTTGACTAAGAAGGCTGGCGTTAAAACTATTAAGCAAGGTGTTAAAGCGACTAAAGATTGGCATAAGAAAAATGGCTAGTGAAGCATGGCAGAAAAGTTCTGGTAAGAACAAAAAAGGCGGACTCAATGAGAAGGGACGCAAGTCCTACGAGAAGGCAAACCCTGGCTCTGATCTAAAGGCGCCAGTAAAATCTGGTGACAACCCTCGTCGTGCATCTTTCCTTGCTCGCATGGGTGGAATGCCAGGACCAGAACGCAAACCTAATGGTGAGCCAACACGCTTGTTGCTCTCCCTACAAGCATGGGGAGCATCGTCAAAGGCTGATGCTAAGAAGAAGGCAGCGGCTATCTCTGAGCGAAACAAGGGAAAACGCTAATGGCTAAGGAAGTTTGGAACACTAAGAATCCAAAGAAGAAGTCAACACCGTTGTCATCATCAGCAAAGAGTGCGGCAAAGGCACGAGCAGCAAAGGCTGGTCGTCCTTATCCAAACTTGATTGACAATATGTGGGCCTCAAAACAATCGAAAGGTAAGTAACTATGTGTGCTAGTTGTAAATGTTCTTGCACCAAGAACAAGCCAATGAAGGGCTGCAAGTGCTCTTGCAACGCTTGCAAGGCTGCCCGTTCAGCAAAGAAGGCTAAGTAATGGCTAAGTCATTAACCCCAAAGCAGAAGAAGATTGCTGGTGCTGCAAAGCCAGTAGACAAGATTACAGGCGCTGACTTCAAGGCCCTTAAAAAGGGTAAGGCAGCCAAGATGACTATGAACAAGAAGAAGGGTATGTAATGCCAAAGATGTCAGACAAGAAGCAAGATGCCAAGGTAATGAAAGGCATGACTGCAGAACAGAAGAAGAAGTTTGCCAAGGCTGATAAGGCCATGGATAAGAAGAAGCCATCTCGATCAGAAGATGAGAAGATGGATAAGGCATTAGCCAAAAAGATTAAAAAGAAGTAATGACTAAGCGCCCTAATTGGGCGCTTTTTCATTTATCCTTAGAGCATCAGATCACCACTGCGGTGCCTGTGCAGTCCCACTGCTTGCGATAAAGGGGTTTTATTATGGCGTACAAACCATGGTACGAACAGGTTGCCGAAATGAACAATCAGAAAGAACGTGAAGAGTTCATCAAGGGCGTGTTTGGATTCCGCCCTACAGAAAAACGCCCAATCGTCGCAGGATTGATTTTAGGTTCTACTGCTGCATATCTAGCAGGAGCCGCAAAGACTGTGTCGAAGGCGAAGAAAAAGAAGTGACTTACTTCCAAGAGATTAAGAATTCAATTCATAAGGCAAGCGTAGAAACCACACGCTTTATGTCTGCCCACCTTCGCTCTGAAGCCCGCAAGTCTGGCTGGCCTGAAGACATCGTTCGCCACCTATCTGTCAACCATTCTAATGGCGCCTTTACTGTGCACTCTCATGAGTCCCACAGAGCAGAGGTCCTCAACCTTGAGTACGGAACCCCTAGCACTCAGCCAACTGCTGCTATTCGTCGGTTCAAGAACCGCACCTCCCATGCAGAAAAGTTTCTCGTTAATCGAGCCATGTCTCATCTAGGAGGAAAGTAATGTCATTCCTATTAGCCGAAGATGAAGCCCTTCGAAATCTACTGAAGGACATGGTTGTAACAGACCAAAAATCAGTGACAGAAGAAGGACCACAGCGCAAGGTGGGAGTATGGTTTGGACAACCTGACCAGGAAGTTCGTAGTCAGTCATACCCATACATCACTATCGACATGATTGATATTGGTGAAGATTTTATTCGTTCTATGCGTGGTAAAGCAAAGCCAGTCTACATGACAGACCCAGCAACAGGTCCTGATGGTTCAACTTCTTACGATGATCAAACTCAAGACTGGCACATCAACTGGCCTATCCCAGTAAACATTGATTACCAAATCACTACCTATGCACGTCAGCCCCGTCATGATCGTCAGATTTTGGCGCAGTTGCTGTACACAAAGATTCCATTGCGGTTTGCAGTTCTTGAGACTGGGCCAAACACTCAGTCTGGAACTACACGCCGCTTGGATGTTCTTGATGTTTCTAAACGAGACATTACTGAACAAGGAAAGCGTTTATTTGTAAACGCAATCACGGTACGTGTCTCTAGTGAGATCGCACCTGAAACATTCAATAAGTTATACAAGGTCCAAGAACTCAACGTTACAGGCACAACTGGCAGCCAGACCCTTGGTCGTGGTCAGTTTACTGCTATTGATCCGATCACAATAACGGCACCATAAGGAACCCTTACCCAACTAGTTAGGAGAAAAAATGGCATATAGCCGCCCAGGTGTTTACATCAGTGAACGCCTACTACCAGCACCACTAACAGGTGGTGTCACTGCTAACGCTGCTGGCGCTGTTGTTGCACCATTTGCACAAGGCCCAGAAGCCGTAACGCTTGTTTCATCTTGGTATGAATTTACTAAGAACTTTGGAGGCTATAACGCCTCATACCCAGCAACTTTCCAGGTTGGTGCCTTCTTTGCTAATGGTGGACGTGAACTCTACGTCAAGCGCCTTCTTGCAGATGATGCAGACCCAGCAGCAGTAAACCTTCTTACATCAGGAAGTCTTGTTGTTGCTACTGTCACATCAAAGAATGCAGGAGCAGATGGCAATAACCTTCGTGTTGTTGTATCTGCTGGATCAGTTTCTGGAACATACACATTGACTCTCTACAAGGAGTCTGGTGTTCTTAATGACATTGCTGATGACGTACTGCTAGAGCGCTATGAGAACGTGGTCTTTAATGACCCAACATCTAGCGATTTTGCTGAGACAGTTATCAACCTAGTCTCACCAAACATCACAATCAGTGCAAGTGCATCAGGTGTTCCAGTTGCTACTAAGTACCCACTAACAGGTGGATCAAACGGAACTACTCCAGTTGCAACTGACTACACAGAGTACAAGGGCGGAGATGCTTCAGTATTTGAAGACTTCACATCACTTGATCGTCCTCTTGTATTCTTCCTACCTGCAGTAAATGCACTTGCTTCAGGTGCTGTTTCAGTATTTGATGCAGCAACATCATGGTCAGAGGCAAACAACGGTTTCGTTGTATTGGACACTGATCCAGACCTAACAGTTGCAAACGCAATCTCATTTGCAGGAAGTCTGACAGATACCAGCAATGCTGCTGTCTACTACCCAAATGTCTACATTGCTGATCCTCTAGGACGTGGAGCAGGTGCTCTTCGCAAGATTGGCCCAGCAGGTTCTGTTGTAGGACTGTACCTAGCAACTGATGCAAGCCGTGGAGTATTCAAGGCACCAGCAGGTATTGCTAGTGCTATCCAAGGAATCGTTGCTGTAGAAAGAGCATTTTCATCTGCAGAACTTGATTCAATGAACGCAAGCACATCTCCTGTAAACCCAATCCGTCAGATTCCTGGCGCTGGACTATCAGTGATGGGTGCTCGTACATTGAAGCAAGATGGAACAGCGAACAAGTATGTCAACATGCGTCGTTCACTTATCTACATCCGTAAGAACCTTAAGAACCTTACTGAGTTTGCAATCTTTGAAAACAACGATGAGCGTCTATGGGCGCTTATCCGTACTAGCCTTGGTTCATTCCTCAATGAGTATCGCAACCAGGGTGGTCTTCGTGGAGCAACAGCGGCACAGGCTTACTTCGTTAAGTGCGACGCTGAAAACAACACAGCCCAATCAATTGCCAATGGAGAGGTACACATCCAAGTTGGTGTGGCTCTTCAGTACCCAGCAGAGTTCATCGTCATCGACCTCAGCCAAAAGACGCTGAACTAATCCGAAGGAGAAAATAGATGCCTACAATCATCAATAATCGGTCGACTCTAATCACCGATCCATTACGTAACTTTAGATTTTTAGTTACGTTCAAAGCACTGCCAACAGCGAGCACAGCAACTAAGAACCTTCAGAACTCTGCAACCTTTGGCTTTACTTCTGTGTCAGGAATGGCTGTAACCACAGACTCTATTCCTTACCGTGAAGGTGGCTACAACACCACTGTTCACCAGATCCCAGGACAGACAACATTTGCTCCAATCACATTGCAGCGTGGAGTTATCCTTGGAACAAACCAGAACTACGAATGGATGCGTAATCTATTCGCAACTGTGCAAGGCGGCGGAACACGTAAGGCAACAGAGAACTTCCGTTGCGACTTAGAGATCGCTGTTCTTTCACACCCAATCCCAGGTGCTAATCCAGAGGATACAACTGCAGCACAGACAGACCACGTAGCGATGCGCTTTAATGTGTATAACTGCTGGCCAACTGCAGTTGCATACTCAGATCTAAACGCTGGAGATAACGCACTATTCGTTGAGCAGATGACACTTGTCCATGAAGGATTCGATGTTAACTGGGCAACAAACCTAACTGACAACGCAGCAGCATTCCCAGCCTAAACTAAAGGACTAACATGACGAACACAATTAATGCAGCGGCTAATCCCGCATTGGCAAACGACCTATTAAACAAAGCGTTGAATGAAACACCTCAGGAAGTAAAGACTGAGATATCTCTACCTTCGGACGTAACTGTTGACCTTCCTGGTGGCTACATCACAGCCACTGGGGAGGTCTTCAGAACCGCTGAAGTTCGTGAACTCAATGGAAAAGACGAAGAGGCTATCTCAAGAGCAACAACTCTTGGTAAAGCACTTCTAACAATTCTTCAACGTGGAACCGTCAAGATCGGTAACGAATCCGCTACTGAGAACATCCTTGACCAACTTCTTATTGGAGACCGTGACCAGATTCTCTTGGGAATTCTCAAGTGCACATTTGGTTCTGAAGTTGAGATCCTTTCTTACTGTGCAGGTTGCAACGAGAGCAAGACTGTAAGCCTAGATGTCAACGCTGACATCAAGACAAAGGTTCTTACAGACCCTGTTAACGATCGCATCTTCACAGTAAAGGGAAGAAACAAAGAGTTCACTGTAAAACTTCCTAACGGAGTAGTACAGAAGAAGATGATCGAAAACATTGATAAGAC